GGGAGCCACGGCGAATGAAAATATGGCAGGATCGAGAGTCGAGGAATAGGCGTCCAAGTCGTGGATGTCTGAATCATGGCTCATGCGAATACTGCGAACGCCAGCGGAGATATAATTCAATCAAAAGGATAGAAGCTTCTATCCAGGAGATGAAGGATCATGGCGACGAATAAACGGAAAGGCCGCACCACCCCGAACATGGAAGGTAACCAGGCATACAACAACCTCTCGAACGAGCCGCGTAACCTCAGGCTGTTCAAGATCGCCGAGCCGACAGACATCGAGAAGAATCTCATCGGCAAAGAGCTGGAGCGCAACATAGCCCGCCGAATGCCGGTTGACGAGGACGATGAATGAACTACGTCAGTAAGAACGCCCATATATCGTTGGATGGCCAGTATCGCTATACCCTGGAAAGGGAATGGGACACCGGTCAGGGAGCATGTGTCTTTATCGGCCTCAATCCATCGACCGCCGACGCTAAGGAAGACGATCCGACAATTAGACGATGCGTGGCTTTCGCCAAGGCCTGGGGGTACAAGCGCCTCGTAATGGTCAACGCCTACGCATTCAGGGTCACCGACCCCAAACACCTGAAGAAAATTACTGACCCTGTTGGTCAGGTAAATGATATTGTGCTTAGAGGTGTCTGCAGGGAGGCCAAGATGGTAGTGGCCTGCTGGGGAAACAATATCGAGAGAATCCGCCAGGACAACCTCCCCCTCATGCTGGATAACCTGCACGTGCTTCGGCTGACCAAGAAGGGCTTCCCGGCGCACCCACTCTACCTTCCCGGCAACCTTACCCCGGTTGTATGGGATCATTACCTGAGGTTTTGAGATGAGCAGAACAAACAGACTTGAAGCGTTTCATGATGCGTTCGATGTCCTCTGCGGAAGAAAGCTTGGCGAGGGACTGAGTCGCAAGGTGTACGAGTGCGACATCCTCCCTGGTTACGTCGTCAAGGTTGAAGAGGATTCATCGTATCGCCAGAACGTCATGGAGATGGAGATCTGGATGAGCGTGGTTGGCACTCCAGCCTCTCGCTGGTTCGCCGAGTGCAAGTGCATAAGCCCGAACGGCAAGATCCTGATAATGGAGCAGTCGAGGCGTCCATCGACATCCGAATTACTGGCCGAAATCCCCATATGGTTCACCGACGTAAAGGTGGCCAACTGGGGAATGGTGAAGTCGAGGGATGGCTCAACGGAATTGCTGGTATGTCACGATTACGGGTACAGCAACATACTCTACCGTGGAACCAGGACCAAAAGAATGAAAAAGGCGGATTGGTGATGAGCATGAAAAAGAAAGAAATGGTAGAAAAGATTCTTCGCCTCGAAAATAAGCTGGCCCAGCTATCCGAGGATATCGCCATCTTAAGGATTGGAATTAAGGCAATCAATGGTGACGTCGGCAAGCTGTACGTGCTGGACGACATTGACTTCGAGCTGCGGGACTCCGCTTCTAGGGAAGTATTTGGCGAGGGGATAAGGCTTCCTATAGCAAGGGAGGACGACGACGAATGAAGGGTAAAAGCTCGTGTCATATCCCGAGTGACAACTACCGGGAAGGCTGGGATAGGATCTTTAGCCGTGAGGAGAAACCTGTAATGAAGATGAAAAGGATACACGGCCATGACGAACTTGGCGCTGCAGCATGGGCCTATGATATTCCGGAGGCTGTCTACGAAACCATCAAGGATGAGATCATCGCAGCCTTCGGCAAGGAAGCCGAGCACGCATACCTGGAGGCGGTTGCTGACGGAAAGCAAGACGCGCTCCCCGTGTTTATAGCCCTAAGGGCATATCTCAAAGATCTCGCCGACCGTGGTTACCAGGCGAGGAATAACTTTCACGCACTGGAGGAGTAAATGATAGAATTCAGAACCGAGGCAAGAACCGCAGGCAACCATCATCACCTCACCATCGGAAACTACATCCGCTTCACGACCACCGACGTTGACGCTCTGCCCGAGATCGAGCAACACGCCTGTTCCGTGGCCGAGTCAATCCTCGATGTCCTTGATAGCAAGATGCTGCACAGAGACACCGCTGTTGGTTACATCGGATATGATGGCCAGTATCACGAGGTCAAGCTGCAGGTCGTGTACGACGACATCTGCGACCACATCATCTGTCGGGCGTCAGAATGGAACCGCTGAATGGTACTAAGTACAGGAAGCTGTCAAAGTTGGCTCAATCCATCCTGGCCGACATTGCCATATCACCATTACCATGCTTAGAGTTAAATCCAGGATTGGCGAACAGACTGGAAGGCGGCGGCTTGGTCGTCCGGGTATGGAAGCATTCGCCATACAAGACTCATATGGGAAAGATGATTGACTTCTTCGTCGTCACTACCAAAGGCATGAAAGAGGTACAGCAATGGCAGCTCCGAGTAAGGTAGATTATAAAAGCATTGAACCGGAATGGATAGCAGGGGTAAAATCCATCAACCAGCTCTGCACTGAATACTTCGAACGCACAGGCGTCAAGGTAACCAAGGCGTCACTGATCAAGCACTTCAATAAAGCTCAAATACCTCGCGACGTTAAGGCAAGAATCATAGCTCGCGCAGAGGCCATGGTAACCGAAAGAGAGGCCATGGTAACCATCAAAGAAGAGCGATTGAACGAGATGGACCGTAAGCAGCGAAACAGAGCTGTTGAGGATGCCACGGTATTGAATATAGCTGACCGAATATCGGCTGAGAGATCCGATGTAGTTAAGGCCAGGAACATAGTCCAGAAGATGTGGGACAAGGTTTCCGCTATGGATGACATGGAAGCCGAGCTGCACACCCTTGGCGAATACCTTCGAGATCCGTCTGAGAGCTTCGACAAGCTGAACGACATCTACCACAAGGTTATTTCCTTCCCCGGCCAGGTTGATTCGATCAAGAAATTAGTTGACTCGCTTCGCAATTTAGTGTTGCTCGAACGCGAGATCTATGGTATAAAGGTAGGTGAAGGCGAAGGTAATAAGCGCCACGAGAGCATCACAATTCGTTGCGTCCCTGCCCCACGGCGAGACGAGGAGGAAGACGAATGAGGCGTGACCAGATCCTTTCCGGCATGTATGTTGAATACCAGGGAGCGACCGGCGTTGTCATGTACCCGCTTAATATAAGCGAGAAAGGCCTCGTCACCATACTCTTAGACGAGGGGTATCAAGAGCGCTGGCCGCTGTCTGGAATCAAGGAAGTTTTCTGCATAGCCCTACTGGAGGAGCCAGATGCAACTGGGGAAGTATAAGGTCGAGAAGAAGGTGGCGAAGACCGGCAAGTGGGCCTCCACCAGCTTTGACGGAAAAGTATTCATCAAGCTCTTCGGCATTGAGCGGCAGGTTGACGCTGAGCACAACCAGACCCTCATGTATTTCATCATCATCGGCAAATATGCCATTACCATTGAGAGGACCAAATAATGGAAGGAGAGGCTAAGATCTGCAGGATATGCCACAGTAAAGAGCAAGACCTGTTCCTGTGCGACGGGCTTGTGTCGCCGACATTCCCCAAGCTGGCCAAGAGCCTGAAGTGCCTCTACGGCCATTTCGATATCGACTTTGTCGAACTTGGTCCTGCCGCTGTTGGTTTCTGGCGCAACCTGCTCAAGGTCCAGCTTGAGGTCCGGTCATGATGATGGTAATGATGCTCCTACAATGGAGTGACGCCTCGATTATGCCACACAACCGGGCAACCAACAAGCTAGTGAATACCCAGTACCTTTTCCTTTTGGAGGACCGATGAAAGAGATTATCAAATTTGTTACAGAGGATGGCCAGGAGTTTGTCTCCGAGAACGACGCGCTGAATCACGAGATCAATGTTGACCTCATGATGCTCATGCCGGATAGCGAGGATTCCAGAGCCATAAACTGGACCAGGTTCGAGATCGCAATGTGGGTCAGGCGTAACATTGCGGCAATTAATGTAGCTATCTCCATGGACCGGATCGAGTACCGGATTCCCAGGATCGAATAGCCGACAAGAAACACCACAAGCAGAGGAGCTTCACGGTAGTATGAAAGTATGCAACGACTTACGAGAGCGGCAGTTTACGACCAACAGTACGACAGGCAAGCGCTGCCGCTACATTGATGAGTTTGACGAGCTGGACATAGGCACGGTGTACGACCACGGTGATGGCTGGTACATCGTAGAGAAGAAGTATCAGAACGGTGACGAGCTGGTAGACGTCCCGGCTGAAAACGTCAAGGAGGTAGAACGTTGACACTGAAACAGAAGATCTGTGGATTCAAAGGCCATGAGTTTGAGCTATTCGCTGCGCCCACTGCAGCCAAGCGCACTGCACACGTCAGGCTTATCTGCAGCAAATGCGGATTCGGCACCGCCTGGTATTCACTGCGCAAGGCCACGAAGACGACTGACCTGCTGCAGGCCAAGGAGGAATGATGGACGGCAATATCTTTCGTGGCCTCTTCGCGAGACTGGAGGCAAACCGCAAGGCCGCTCTCGACAAGCAGGCCGAGGCCGAGAAGGACAGCAAGGAGCTTCTCGACCTGGAAAAGGCCCAGCACAGCCAGTTCCGCGCCAGGATGGAAGGCCTGCGCATCAAGTGCGAATTCTTCCGTGAGAAAACACCCCATGGGTCTTTCGAGATACTCATGGGCCGCAAGGTCATGGTAGAGAGAATCTACGTTGACCCCGAATTCATGGACGTCGGCGTCTGCTTCGTATACTGGGACAACACCGGTATCATGAGACGCAACCGCATGTCCATTGAGAACTTCAGCGCTGGATGTGACCGCAGCAGTCACTGGTCACCAACCCAGCAAATCACCGCCAATCAAGGCCCAATGATCACACCTATCTATTGAGAGGAGTACCATGGAACTCGAAAGACTGAATCCGATTATCGTTCCCACCAGCCAAAGCTACAACTCGGTCAAAGCCGCCCTGGTTATCCATGAGCGTGGCGCCCTGGTCAGGTTCTCGGAGGTGCTGCCGCTGATCGCCATGTGCGAGAAGGCCACCGAAACAGTGATGGAGCTTGACGCCCTGCGTAGCAAGAAGAAGGCTGCGGAGGGACACATCAGGGCCTTTCGCGAGGCAAACACCATGCTTGGTGAGGTCATTCGTGAGCAAGAGGACGTCAACCATATCCTCCAGGAGAAGTGCATTGAGCTGGACAACAAGCTGCGTGAGGCTCAATCCCTGGCCGCAGAATGGCAGAAAAAGCTCAACATGGAAACCATGCGCCATGAAAGACTCCTGAGGCTTCGCGACAGCATGACCAAAGAGATCGCGATGCTGCGGGCACATCTGGACGTCTCCAGTCTCAGCACCCAAAACAGCAAGCACTGACATGAGAATCATGATCTGGGTTATCGGCGCTATGTTCACATTCGGATATATCGCCGGTCAGGAAGAATACAACCCCGCGAGTCTCGGTGCCAGGGCTATTGCCTCTGCGATAGTTTGGCCGCTGATTCTCGGGGTTGACATTGCCAGGAAGGAGGCAAGAAATGAATAGAGCGGATTATCCGGATATCGCAGACGATATTATGGCGAAGGTACTGGAGCAGCGAGCCAGAACGGTACTATTGTTCGTAGCATTCGTAATCGCCTGCCTGTGCGCGGTAGGCATCACAGAAATGAATAACAGAAACTCCATCGCTCTGCAGGGAGGCCACTACGCTAACCAGGTTGCCCTCCAGGATAAGGCCAGCCACGACGCGTTCGAGATGCAGCGCGTAGCCATTAACGCCGGAAGGGTGCGTCAGGAGGAAGCGATAAAGGCCCAGGTCCAATTCTACCTCCTGCAGAAGGGATTCGAGATCCAGGAGAAAGAGAAGGAGCCGCCCTCCTTCCCCAGCCAGATTCCGGAGAAGCGTCCGTCGACAGAACAAATGTGAATGCCCCATAGGTGTTGATGGCAACACCAGAGATCCGGCGAATACCAGGCTCACAACCTGGTAGCCGTTTAACCCACTTGAGCCAACTTACCTGGAACCGGCTCAAGTGGGTTTTTTTATTGACCTAGCAATAAGCATGCCATATATTTTCCGGTATGATCAAGACGTATTCACAAAGAGATCTTGTCCTGGATATCCCGGACAAATTCCTCTTCCTGTTTCACCCCAAGGACTTCAAGGTAGCCAAAGGTGGACGGTCAAGCGCCAAGTCCTGGAGCTTCGCCCGCGCTCTCGTTGTCATAGGCTACGCCGAGGAGAAGCGTATCCTCTGTACTCGTGAAGTCCAGAACTCCATTGACGAATCGGTATACCAGCTACTCAAAGACCAGATCCGCCTACTTGGCCTGGACTGGTTCTATACCCCGTTCCGTGACAGGATTGTCGGCCAGAATGGTACGATCTTTGCATTCGAGGGACTGGCCACTCACACTATCACCTCCCTGAAGTCATACGAGGGATTCGATATCTGCTGGGTAGAGGAGGCTCACGCCGTCAGTAAGCGGTCATGGGACGTCCTAATCCCGACCATCCGGAAGGAAGGGTCCGAGATCTGGGTCACCTTCAACCCCGAGCTGGAGAGCGACGAGACGTACAAGAGGTTCGTTACCGAAGCTACGCCTGACCGGTATTATGTGGTTCATGTCACCTGGCGGGATAATCCCTTCCTCACCGCAAAATCGAATGCAGATCGCCTGGAGTGCAAGCTCAAGCGCCCAGACGACTACGACAACATCTGGGAAGGCCGCTGCAGGCCTGCCGTGGCTGGAGCCATCTACTACAAGCAGATGGACGAAATGCTGCGACAAGGCCGTATATGCAACGTTCCATACGACCCCTTCCTGAAGGTACACGTCATCTCCGACATCGGCCTGAACGACACCACAGCGCTTATTATGGCACAACGCCGCGCCTCCGAGATCCGCATCATTGACTATATCGAGGACAACCGCAGGACGTGGGACTCGTACTCTATCGAGCTGAAAGAGCGCCGATACAACTGGGGCAGGCTCTGGCTACCGCATGATGGCTTCGCCGCCGATATGAAGAGCAACGGCAAGTCCTCCGCAGACATCCTTCGCAAACTTGGCTGGGACGTGCCAGATCGGGAGGAGATCGTAGAGCGCTCTATCGAGGAGGGCATAAAGGTCGCCCGCATGACCATGCCCAGGATCTACGTCGATGTGAAGAAGGCCGCAAGGCTTATCGAATGCCTCAAGCGGTATCGTCGGCACGTGTCGAAGCAGACCCTCGCCGAGACAGGCCCGGTCCATGACGAATTCAGCAACGGTGCCGACTCCTTCCGCTACCTCTGCCTCAATATCGAGAAGATGACCAACGAAGAGCGTCATACCATGAGGATGCCGAACAGGCGTACCCGCTACGGTCAGCCGCTCGATGACGGCGTCGGTTATTAGGAACTATATGAAAATATTGGATAAATTTAAAGAAGTACTTATCTATAACGAAACTACCGGGGTTTTCACGTGGAGAGTAACCACAAGCTCCAGGGCATTGGCAGGAAGCGCGGCTGGATGTGTCAGCAGTAGTGACGGCTATATCTACATCCAGTACGCCGGAGATAAGGTCCAGGCCCACAGGTTGGCTTGGTATTTTATCCACGGCTATGACTCGGAATTTGAGATCGACCACCGCGATAGGGTGAGGACGAATAATGCACCAGACAATTTGCGTGAGGCGTCGAGGCAATGCCAGTCCCGAAATTGCGGTATGCTGTCAAACAATACGTCAGGAATTAAGGGCGTATCGTGGTACAAGCAAACCAACAGGTGGCAGGTCCACATAAAAGTCAACGGTAAACAAATTCGCCTGGCCTATGTCAAGAACCTACTCGATGCAGCTTACCTTCGCTACGCTGCCGAGCAATGTCTTGGGTTCGCTGATTGCGACACCATGTCCAGCGCGAAGGCCTATATCGACTCCCACAAATACTGATTGCCTCAAATCAAGGGCAAAATTTCACCTACTTTTTTGCCCTACTTTCGCAGCATGCATTTTTCTTGCCAGTTTCACAAATAAAACCTTGTCATCATCCATCTGGTGATTAGAATTTTGACATGAACGTAATTAGTACTATTCTTGCAATAGCATAATCCATGCCGAGAACAATATGACACCGGAAGATAACGAGCGAAAGAAAGTTATGAGAGAGATGCAGCGCGAAGCCGATGGGCTGCTTGCTCAATCCGGTCTGCATGAGATGCCAGACGGAACCCTCATGAACAATGAGGAAATGGCCGTTGACTCCACCGGTCAGTACGAACCAGAACAGGAGCACGGACCATCTGACAATCCGATGGAGCCGGACATAGAGGACGAGGAGGCCAGCGAGGCCCAGCAAGAAGCCATTATGGCCATTGCCCATTCGATCCTCAAGACCAGGGAAGAGGCTATACAGTACCGCTCGAATTCCGGAATAGAGCGCTGGTGGAGGATCAGCGAGCAGATGCTCGACTACTCCCAGGATCTGGAGCAGGCACCGGCAATGATCGACTACGCTGCGGGAACCGCCCCCGTGCCGAATACCGGGGTCAGGCGCTCGCGAGTCGTTATGAATTTGGTAAGGGGCCGATGCGAGGTTTCGCTCGGTCGCTTCGAAGACATCCTCCTTCCGGTTAGGGATCGGAACTGGGGATTCAAGGTTACACCGAACCCCGAGGTCATGAAGATGGTTGGGGATCTGCGTATGGCCACGTCAGGCGGTCAGCCGGTTAAAATGACGAACGGCCAGCAGGCGAACATGGACCAGGTCGCAAAGGCGATCAAGGTGAAGGCCGAGAAGGCAATGGCCGGTATGGAGAAGGTTGTCCACGACGCCCTGACCGAGTGCAGCTTCAATAGCGAAGAACGTAAGGTCATGGAGAACGCCGTCAACCTTGGCACCGGCATCCTGAAAGGACCGTGTATCTCCCGCAAGCTCAAGAAGGTATGGAAGCGCGAGCAATCAGCGAATCCGAACGTCGAGAACGGACCTCCTGTGTGGGTCAGGAACCTGGAGTATAAGGAAGACAATAAGCCGATCTCTCTATCAGTAAGCCCGTGGAATGTGTACCCTTCCGCAGACTGCAAGGGAGATCCGAGCAAGGGATCTTACATCTGGGAAAAGGACACGATCCGCCCCCGAGATGTGCAGCGCCTCATCGGACTGCCAGGCTACAGCACCAAGCAGCTTGAGTCAGTGCTCGAAGAGGAGCCGAAACGAATCATGGTCACCTATGACCAGCACGGCAACTACATGAAGATCCAGGAAGAGAATGCAAACCTGGGCGAGGTGTATGACCTATGGGAGTACAACGGAGAGGTCAGGCGCGAGTACATGGAGCTGTTGGGCTGCACCTGTCCTGTCGGCAGACCGGTATCGGCCAGGATAGTATTTATCAACGACCGCCCCGTAAAGGCAACGCTGAATCTGCTTGACACTGGCGATCTTCCCTACGACTTCTTCACCTGGACCAATATCTCTGATGTCCCGTGGGGAGCTGGCGAGCCGATCAAGATCATGTGGGCACAGCGTATCATCAATGCCGTATGGCGGCAGATGTGCGACAATGCCGGTGACTCTGCGGGCGCGAATATCGCGATCATGGGCCTTGAGCCTGACGATGGCGTCTGGGAGATCAGCGGCAAGAAGTTGTGGAGATGGGACGGCGAGACGGACCTTGACGATATCCGCAAAGCCATTACCCAGGTCCAGGTAGAGAACAATCAAGCCCCCCTTCAAGCCATGCTTGAGCTGGCCCTGAAATTCATCGACTTGATGACGGCCACGCCAACCATATTCCAGGGTGAGGCCAAAGAGGCACCCGACACTCTCGGTGCCACCAATATCGTGGTTGACTCCTCGAACGTCACCTTCCGCTCCAAAGTGAAGCGATGGGATGACCAGGTAACCACTCCGCACCTTCGGAGATGGTACGATTTCGAGATGCAATACCATGAGGACGATTCGATCAAGGAAGACCTCGACGTTGATCCACGTGGCGCTTCGGTCCTGTACGAGAAAGACCAGATGCGTCAGCAGATCCTCCAGATCTTCCAGCTGAAAGCAGACCCTGACATCAACAGGAAGACCGACTGGGACAAGGCTATCGAGCTGTTCTACTCAGCCAGCCACCTGGACATTATCAAGGATCAACCGGCAGAGGGTGAGCAGCAGCCACAAGGACCGCCGAGTCCTGACCAGATCCAGCTACAGGTTGCGCAGGTACGGGCCGACAGCCTTATGCAGGTAGCCATGCTTAAGCAGCAGCAAGCCGAGGCAGAGATGGCCTTCAAGTCCACTGAGGCCGACAAAGAGAGACAGCATGAAGCGGCTATGAAGCAAGCCGACCTCCAGATCAAGATGATGGAGTATGCCGAGAAACGGAACATCAACCTCGATAACCTTAAGGTCCAGCTGGCCCTTGGCGGTGAGGGGATGAATATGCAGTGGAAACTGGCCCAGAACGGCAGAGAGGACTCCAGGCAGGAGCGCCAGGAAGGCCGACAGGATTCGAAAGAGGAACGAGCGGAAGAGATGAACGAGCGCCGGGTAGAGCGAACTGAAGAGCGTGTCGCTACCCCGCAGGTTGCCACTCCGCCGACCGAACCCCCAGGAAGAGCACCAGTTGGTGAGGCTTACCCGAGATGATCGATATCGACAACCAAGAAGTTGAGCTGGTAATTCCCGCATACTTTGACGAGAATTCCCAGACGTGGGCCGCAATGAAGGAGATGCTCGAATCCCTCCTGGCCGACACAAGGAAGCGAAACGATTCTTTCCGCAATACGCCGGATCAAACCGCCGCCATTCGTGGAGAGGTCAAGCTGTTAAAGCAACTGTTGAAGATACCTGAGAAGGTAAGAAAAGGCCGCGCAAAGCGCCCACAAACTATCCGTCAGGACTTTTAAGCCGCTGCCGGGAAGAGGAGCAATCCAATGTTCGAAGAAGAAACCGTAGTACCGCAAATGTCACAAGAAGAGATCGACCTCCGGAATGAACTGAATAAGGAAGTTTTCGAAGGAGCCGAGGGTATTGAAACGCTGCCGCCTGCAGAAGCCGCCAGTGAGGAAGATGCCGCAGCTCTCGAAGCAGCCAAGAAAGCAGAGCAGGAAAAAGAGGCAGATCCGTGGGAGGGTGTTGCACCAGTCCTTCGCCAGGCGATTGAGAGTATCCAGTCCAGACTTGGCGGGTTTGACGCTTTCGGCGAACGGTTGAAACAGGCCGAAAATCGGGTTGGTGGAATTGATAACAGGCTTCGGGATATGAAGGCCGCATTCCCGGCTGCAAAACAACCAACCAGACAAGATGTAGAAGCCGCCCTGGCGAGCAATGCTGGATTTAAGGTATTCAGCGAAGACTTCCCGGATCACGCAAACGCTTTCAAAGAGATTCTGATTGCCACCACCTCAGGTGCTGGCCCGGTCGGGATGTCGATGGAGGAAGTCCAGAAGATGCGTGACGAGATGAACACCAACTTCGAGGAACGCCTGAACAAACAGCAGCTCGGATTCGAGCTAAAGCTTCTCCGTAGCAAGTATAAGAACCATGTCGCATTGATTAAGGAGCCGACCTTCGAGCCGTGGCTACAGACTCAGTCTCCCGAGATGAAAGCGAAATTTGGTTCATTTGATGCCCTGGATGGTATCGACCTCCTTGACGAGTACACAGCGTACAAGGCGAAAGCCGCAGCGCTGCCGAATACCGCGAAGGAGCGACAAGATCGGCTGGCCTTAGCCGCCGAAAATAAACGCACCACCACGGCAGTGAAACAAAAATCCGAGGCTGACATGACCGAGGCGGAATACCGCGATTATGTATCCAAACAAATTTGGGGGAAATAAGCAATGGCCACTCAAACCTATTCTCTTGTTCCGAGCAGGAACCTGATTCGAGCAGAACTCGAAATGCTGAAGTATGCCGAACCTTACTTTGTGTTGGGATCTTTCGGTATGCAGAAAGAAATGCCGCTCAATAAGACCGAGACTCTCGTCTTCCGTCGAGTTGACCCGTACAACATGGCTGCGAACGGTATCGCCAATATCACCGCCACCGACTTCCTGTTGGCAGAGGGTGCCATTCCGACTCCTTCGACCATCAGCTACACCGACGTCTCTGTCACCCTGAAGCAGTACGCCGTCCTCTTCAAACTGACCTCCAAGGCCGCTTTGATGTACGAGGATGACATCCCGAACGACATGAAAATGCTCACCGGGAAGACCATGGGTGAGGTTGCCGAACTCGTCGCATTTGGCGAATTCAAGGCAGGAACGACCGTCGTGTACGCGAACGGGTCCAGCCGTGGAGCAGTTAACACCGCGATCTCCATCAGCAAACTCCGGTCCATTACCCGTACCCTGGAGAACAACCTGGGTGCCAAGGTGACGACTTCCATCAAACCGGGTCCGAACTTCGGTACGACCGGTGTCGCCCCCTGCTTCGTCGTCTTCTGTCATACCGACTGCGCCGCTGACGTCCGGGATCTCCCGAACTTCACCGACCGCATCAAGTACGGCACCGCGATCAAGCCGGTACACGACAGGGAATTCGGTGCATGCGAGGAATTCCGGTTCGTAAGCTCGGCCCTGCTCCGTCCTTTCCTGGCCGCTGGATCTGCCACCCTTAACGGGATGAAGAACAGTTCCGCAGCCGTTGACGTCTACCCTTGGCTTGTCATCGCCGAGGAGGCATGGGGCCACGTATCCCTCAAGGGTCATGGCAAGACTTCCATCTCTCCGACCTATCTGCCGCCCAGCCAGAAGAGTCATGCGAACCCCAGCGGAACCTTCGGGTATGTTGGTGCTGACTTCTGGTATGCGCCGGTACGGGCCAACGAGAACTGGTTCGTCCGCTTCGAGTCTGGCGTAACCGACCTGTAAGATCTGACCGCGTAACTGACTAAGCTCTGACCAAGTTTTGACGAGCTTGGTCAGTAGCGGACATTAAACCTTTGAGAGGTAAACGAAAATGGCTGAGAGTATCAAAAAAAGAGCGTCGAGCCTGGCAAACATCGCCGACGCCTTTCATATCAGAAAAATCTGGGAGTCGATTAAGACCGAGCTGGACGCTCTGCGAACCGTGGCAAACGAGCTTCGCACCGACCATGCCACGTTCAAGACCGCTGCAGACGGGGCTGAAACCCTTATCGAGGAGCTGCATGACGACCATGCTACCGCCGTAACCTGGATGACCGAGGTTGACGCGGACAGCGACGTCATGGGTAATATTGTTTCGTTCAATATGGCAGATGGGGTGATTGGTGGCGACTTCGGTATCGCTGGAACCGCTGCAGTAACACTTCTCGGCTCCGGGAATGTCCGGTATCGTATCGGTGGCCAGGAATATTACGCCACCCTCGACACCACTATCACGCTCGAAGACTCTGGCGATATCGTCCAGAACAAATATGGCGCATGGCGAATTCTGATCGACAGAACAGGGGCCGTAACGACCCAGGACACTGGCGCACAGATGGCATTCGACAATGCCGAGGACGCCCTCCTGTGTCTGTCCGCAGTCGCACCGACCGCCAACACCGCAGTCATCGGCTACTTCACCGTGACCGACGCAGGCGCTGGTGGATTCAATATCGGCACCACGAACACGAGCGGCGGCACCGCCACTGGTGTGGTATACAAGGTCCAGAACGCCCCCAAGAAGGCCACTGGCTTGACCATAGCGAACGGCGCAGCCACTGCCGTGGGTACTACCCCGGAACGCTACTCAACTGGCACCAAAGACGTCATGCTGAACGGTGTGAGGATCGCCCAGATCGCCGCAGAGGCCGACAAGACCTTTGACGACGCTGACACAATCGGCCAGTCGCAATACGGCGGATGGCTCATTGTCACGAACCTGGCCCAGAACGCAACCTACGCCTTGGCCTCGAACGGCATCGCCGGTACTGTGAGCGCAATGACCCATGCCGACGCCGCTGCAGCCGACGCCGCACTCGATATAATCGCCGACCAACTGCCGTCAATGTTCTGTCCCGTTGCAAAACTGGTAATCCAGAACCTGCTCGGAGCTGGCTGGACTGCGAACACCGATGATGTTGATGGAGTTGATGGAGCTGCAACCTTCACCGACGCAACCGTAGGCACCTGGGATAGAGCTGCCCTGACTGGCTTCGACAGCCATAAAGTCACGCCGCCCACCATCCCGGCAAGCATTACCGCACCGCTGGTTGCTGGCCTCACGGCACCGAAACCGGCATCTGCACCTGCGACTCTTTCCGCCGCAGCAACAAGTGAAGTCCTGACTTCGTAAGAATAAACGAGATACTAACAATCTCAAGGAGTAAGATTATGAATAACCTGAATGACGATCCCCGTGGCGGAACCATGTGCCTGTCGAAGGCCGGTCTTGTGATCGGTGACGGTGCGAAAACTGGACCCGCGATTGCCGCGCCGAATGGAGCCGGTATTGACTTCGTGATCGACGGTATCGCCTATCACAAAGCCGACGCCGCAACCGTACTCCCCTTGTCCGCTGACACCGTACAGGCCGCAGACACCACCTGTATCTATTTGATGCAGGTGGATTCCGGTGGCAACGTGACCAGCGTTAAGGGTGTGGAAGTCCTGAACACCAGGCTGGTTGCCGGTATTGGCCGTCTCGAATGGCCGACCCCCGACGCCGGTAAGTGTCCGTTTGGCGCAGTCAAAGTGAAAACCGTGGCGGTGACCTTCACCCCCGGAACCACCGCGCTCGACGCTGGCGGTATCACCGAGACTTATTATGACATCGCAATGGGCGTACCGCTGGTTGGTTTGACGTCCTAACAGAAGTCATACCATAGTTATGACGTGGTAACTATAATGGCCGGAAGCGTTATTATACTTCCGGCCATTATTCTAAAACAACAAGGAGAATATCATGGCCCGTAAAGAAACCGACGTAACCCTTAATAATGCAGGTCAACCCCTTACCATGCCAGAGATTGGCACTGGCGGCAGGAATATCGAGGTCGTTCATGATTTCGACCCTACGCAAATTGAGGACTTCGAGGCCTTTATGAATCAGATCCTGGTGATTATGGTTTATGAAGACAACCAGGAAGGCGCACTCAGAGTTATCACTCCTAACGTGAACGGCAATACCCAGCCTATCATGCGTGGAGTCAAGCAGAAAGTAAAACGGAAATACGTCGAGGCCCTGGCCCGTTCCGTTGTGACGAAGTTCGACCAGAGACGGCAAGATCCTTTCGACCCGGCGAGCCTGGTTATGGTGCCTGTCACGCGACAGACTTACCCGTTCACGATCATCGCAGACCCTGACCCGCGTGGCGGAATATGGCTTGAGATGGTGATGACCCAAACCATGAGGTAGTTATGGACCGTCTGTTGATGTCGCAGAGATTAAGCAGGAAGGCCGGTGTAAACTTCGCCGGTCCTACCACGACCTTGGGCCAGACCGGTCAATTCCTCCAACTCATCGACTGGCTGGACGAGGCTTATAACGACATCCAGGGTATCCACACGACCTGGCAATTCCTGCGAAAGGAATTCAGTAAGGTGTTGACCCCGGCTGACGGATCTTATACTGCGACGGATCTGAGTATATCAGACTTCCAGGAGTTTGCGCCAGAGGACTGGCGGATCTTCCTGAATGCATCAGACGAATCAGAGATCTACTACATGGAATGGAAGGACTTTCGGCTTGCCTATCAGATCGGCACCAGCTTGACCCAGACGGGCAGGCCGATAGCTTTTTCCATCAAACCTGACGATACAGTCGTCCTTTACCCCATTCCTGACCTGGCCTATACCCTCAAGGGGGAGTACTTCCGCGCCCATCACGAGATGACCGCAGACGCACACGAGCCTCTTTTCCACAAAGATTACCACTGGATAGTCATATGGAAGGCCCTGACCTACTACGCTGTCGAGTATGGAGAGCCTGACAAGTTCGCTACCGGAACCAGGGAGTGTAGAAAGCTGCTTCGCCGCATGGAGAAGAAGTACCTCCCCAGAGTGACGTGGGGGGAACCGTTGGTATAATGGCCAAGCAATCTTCCGCCCCAAGGGTGGACACGAAATACATCGAATATAAAGGCGGGCTTGACACCGAGACGGCCAGGGTGCAAATACCCTCTGGCACCGTCAGGGAGTCCAAGAACGTCTACCAACGGATCAACGGCGGCTACCGTACCACTGGCGGTTACGAGCGCTTCAGCGGCAAGCCCAAGCCTCACGACGCGGTATATCAAATCATCGCCGTCACCATTACCGGGTTAATCAACGCTGGCGATACGGTAACCGACAATGACGCCTCAGGCTCTGCCGTGGTAATTGTCAACGCCACCACATACCTCGTAACCACTAAGCTCTCTGGCACCTGGCACCTCCATGGGGGAGAGGTTAAGGTGGGCGGTGTCACGCAAGCCACCATGAGCGCCGTACCGGCTGCTCTGGACGCTTCCACAAGACTACTCGACGCCCAGTACCTGAATCTCGCCGCCGACAATTACAGGGCCGATATAGCCCCTCCTACGGGGTCAGGATCGATCTTGGGGGTATGGTTCTTCAAAGACAACTGGTACTGCTTCAGGAATAACGCAGGCGGCACCGCTGTTGGTATGTGGAAGGCTTCGGCTGCAGGATGGGCCGCAGTGGCCCTTGGCCTCAGGCTGGACTTCACGTCTGGCGGAACCTACGTGATCGCCGATGGAGACACCATTACCGGCGAGATCTCGGGCGCAACCGCAGTAGTCGGTAGGACCGCACTGGCCACGGGATCATGGGCCGCTGGCACCGCTGCAGGACGAATGGTATTCGCCTCGCAGACCGGCACATTCCAAGCTGAAACCCTGAGGGTTGGAGCCAACCTGAATGTTGCCACCATAGCCGGGGATTCGGCTGCTATCACTATCCCTAATCCTGGCGGGAGATATGAGTTTACGAACGGCAACTTCACGGGATCTGAGGATACTCAGAAGATGTACGGGTGTGATGGCAGGAATCTTGGATTCGAGTACGATGGCGTGAATTACATGCCAATCGAGACGGGGATGACCTCTTATCCCACTCACGTATATATCCACAAGCAGCAGCTATTCTTCTCCTTCCGTGGGTCAGCGCAACACTCGCAGCCTGGGCTACCATATGAATGGATCCTGGTTCTCGGCGCTGGCGAGATTGGCCTTGGCGATCATATTACCGGGTTTATTTCCCAGCCAGGATCAGATGGAACGAGCGCATTGACGATATTCAGCACGAGTGAGGTGTCGATCCTGTACGGGTCCAACATTAGCGACTGGAACCTCGTCTCGTTCAAGCAGAATCTCGGTGCCCTTGAGTGGACTTCCCAGAGGATAGGCGATACTATATTCGTTGACAACCGTGGAATTACCAAGCTGAGCGCCGCGCAGGTATACGGCAACTTCTCCGACTCCACTATGTCTGTGAAGTTTGACAGCTACATGGATTCGAAGAAAAATCAAATCACCGCCACAGCGATCAGCCGCGAGAAGAACCTCTATATGATCTTTTTCGATGACAAGACCGCCCTATTCTGTACCATAGTTGGCACGAAACTTGTCTCTGCGATGGAGCAGGAGTTTAACGACAAGGCGGTCTGCGTATGCTCAGCGGAGGACAGTGGCGGTAACGAATTCATAATGATCGGCAGCGATGACGGTAACGTCTACGAGCTATTCCAGGGAACAAGTTTTGATGGAGATGCCAGGGCTTGGTACTTCTATCTCGCCCATGACAGCCTTGGTAGTCCAACCTTTTATAAGCGGTATATCGTAACGACTCTCGATGTTACCGGCTCAGGATACGCCAGTTTCCAGTTTGGTTACAGTTTGGAGTACGAGTCGGCGTACACTCCGCAGCCAGCCCTAACTACCAGAGAGATCACTCTTGGTGACGTATTCTGGGGATCTTTCACGTGGGGGCAGTTTTACTGGGATGGCCAAACGTTAGTGCCAGAGAAATTCCCAACAATGGGGCTTGCCACCAATATCGGCCTGAAGTTTGCTGGGTCCAGCGACTATGACGCAGAGCTTACCTTCAATGGAAGCTTGCTGCAGTTTTACATGACAAAGAGCACGAGGTGATTCGATGCCGAATGAATATTACGACAGCACTGGAGCGCCAGCGAACAACTCGCTCGGCAATCCGGCATTGATAAGAGCTGAATTCGACGCCATCGAAACTGGCTTCGCCAAGCTGCCGCCTCTCGCCACTCACGCTAATGAGGCCGTGTTTGTTAATGCCGGCGCCACCGCCCTTGAGTCCCTTACTGCGGCCAACGCCAGGACCAGGTTGGGCGCAGAGGCGTCTGCGAACAAAAATGCCAGTAATGGTTTCGTAGGATTGACCTTATTGAAGATAAACTTCCTTAATGTCCTCAATACATTCACGTCATTCCTGACAAACTCAAACACCGCCTCCCGCACTTATACCTTCCCTGATAGCGATGGAACCGTTGCGCTCACCACCGATATGCCACTTAATGGGAGAAAAAATTGGATTATCAACGGAGACTTCAGATTATGGAGAAGAAACACCTCCCACACGGCTACCGGTTACGGATCTGACGACAGGTGGTATATCGGCAATAATGGGACAACGTTCACCAACAGTCGGCAGGAGTTTTCCTTGGGGCAAACAGGCGTTCCCGATCAGCCGAGATATTACTGCAGATTGGTAACCGTGTCTGCTGCCGGTGCTGCTAATTATTGCAATAAGGAGCAGCGCATAGAGGGCGTTCATGTGCTGGCTGGGATCAGCGTAACCATGTCGTTCTATGCCAGGTCAAACGTTGCCTCAAATATATCTGTCGAATTTGTACAGAATTTCGGTACTGGAGGGGCACCGTCAGCCACGGTCACTGGAATAGAGGTCAATAAGATCGCCATTACAACTGACTGGGCGCAATACACGGTTACCGCCTCAATACCAAGTATTGCTGGAAAGACGTTAGGAACTGACGAAAATGATTACATGGCGGTAATATTCTGGGTTGATGCTGGCGCTGATTTTAATGCCAGGACAGACACGCTTGGGCAGTCGAGTAATACCTACGAATTCTCTCACGTCCAGCTCGAAATTGGGTCTTCCGCCACCGAGTTTGAAAGGAGGATGGTCGGAGAAGAGCTTGAATTATGCCAGAGGTACTTCCTTGGAAATTCTTACGCCTCAGACACCCCAAGGCTGGCATTCTCTGGAGACGTTACGGTTGCCAATGACTATATAGCGAAGGGTAACTTCCCGGTTGCCATGAGGATAGCCCCAACAGTTACGCTTACCAATAGCGCCAGCAATAGGTTTGGCGCTGTGGTGGGAACCACGGTGGTGACATCAACATCCGTGGAGGAAACCAGGGCCAGCACTGGTACTGGAACTGCAGGTTATTTCATCAGCACATATACAGCTGACGCGGAGTTGTGATTTATGCCAAACGAATACTATTATGCAGCTGGGGTTCCGGCTGATGGATCTAGGGCCAATAGCTCGCCAATCAGGGCTGAATTCGATCTTATTGAGACTGGAATGAACAAGCTTCCAGCTATAGTTGGTCACGGTGGCCAGGGTGTTTCTGTCAATGGTGCCGCAGACGGTATCGAATCCATCTCTGACACAACATACAATTCCAGGATAGGATCGTTAGATAGTACTAAAAAAGATGTCGCGGACGGGTACGCAGGACTTACTCTATTAAAAATTAACATAATGAACGCTATTGGAACTATAGCTTCATTCTTCACCAACTCAAATACAGCATCGAGAACATACACCTTCCCAGATAGCGACGGAACAGTGCTTATCAAAGAGAATACGCTAAACTGGGCCAGAAGAAATGTAATCATAAATGGCGGATTCAATGTATGGCAGAGGGCCACTACCCAGGTTGATATAGATGGGTATTACTCTGACGACAGGTGGCTTAATGGTAGATGGCAATCGCTGGCCACGCACACCAGGGAAAATTTTGCCAATGGCCAAACAGACGTACCTGGTAATCCAAAATTCTTTTCAAGGACAGTGGTTGCGTCCTCTCCCGGTATTGATCATTACTGCTTAAAGGAGCAGAAGATAGAGAATGTCGAAACGCTGTCTGGGGGCATGGCGACACTCACATTTTGGGCCAAATCAGACGCCATTAGGAATATGGCGATTGAGTTGTATCAATTCTTCGGAACTGGAGGGGTGGTTCCGTCCGATACGGTATACGGCATAGGCTCACAAAAAATAAGTTTAACTGCTTCGTGGCAGAAGTTTACGCTGTCCATCGATATACCATCCGTCTCTGGAAAGATAAAAGGCAATACGTTCGACGAATGGAATGGTAACGACTACCTATCTCTGGTATTCTGGTTTGATGCTGGTGGTGATTTCGACTCAAGGACTGCGTCTCTTGGCCAGCAGTCGGGTACTTTTGACATAGCTAACGTACAACTAGAGAAAGGTTCGTCGGCTAGCGAGTTCGAATTATACTCACCGCAGACAGAGTTGAAAATGTGCCAAAGATACTACCAAACTGTCGAGGTGTTATTTAGCGGCAAAGTTACCTCTGGACAGACCTACAGAATGATAACCGACCTGCCGGTAATGCCAAGGGTGTATAATTACGGCAGGGATACTTTGTCGTCTAGCGATATAAACTTTGGCACAACAAGTTCCATTGGTGCATGGACTCACTTCTATTATTTTACGGCAGTTGCCAACGGGTCGGGCATGGGGCAATATAGGTCTACAATATATATTGATGCTGAGCTGGAAAACTAAGCAGGATAGTTAACTTGAGAGTATAATTATGTATGAATTCGAGGACGGCAGTAGGAAGAGGGTCAGAAACACCATTACTGGGGAGAGAAATATTTGTCCTGGAAGCTGGAAATGGGATGAATATAGGAGATGGGTCAATGGTGGCGGTATGACCAATGATTTCAAGGTCGATAAAACCGATGAGATAGAGCGCGATGTCGCCAGTGTCATAGCCGACCTTGAATCTGCGATGCATGAAGATGTTATGGTAGACGGTGAGCTTATCAGGGCCACCCCGATGGAGAGATCCAGGTTGGCTGGAATGCTCGCCATGGCTTCGCTCGGATTGCTACCAAACTCTGAGATCATGATGTCGAATGGAAAGGTCAAGGCTGTTGGAAGGGACGAGCTTCAAAAGATAATCACCGCTATCCTGGCTAGGGATAATGAGCTTTTAAGATCTGCGGCTGATTCCGTAGTTACCGCAAGAAAGGCCAAATAAGCACATGACATTTCGTGGCTTCAATTCAATCAACGAGTGGCAAAACGCAATATCTCCACTCGTTGATGATTACAAGAATCTTAGGTATGATTACGATGCTAAGACCTCCGAACTAAACCAGCTTAATCTTGAGGCGTTTAAGTACCGCACCAAGAATAGGGAGGTGTTTGATCAATATGCGTTGGCAAAACGGGCCTCAATAGATCTATTCAATAAATTGTATAATGAAGGAATTGGTATTTTTATCATAAGAACTGACAGGTCATACGGGTGGGTAGACGTTGACGCTGAGGCGCAAAGGTTGTATTCGCTCTCGGAAGGTCTTCCTGAATACGTAGCCATACTAAACAACAAGCAGAATGCCCTGAAAGAAAAGAATGCCTTAAACCTTTCGCTGAACAAGGCGATGCAGGATATAGAGTCGGTTGGTGATAGGAATAACGTGGTTGGTGGGTATGAATCATACGGACGGTCTGCAGACTACCAAGACGAATTAAATGAGCGCATTAAGGGGATAGACACAAAAATACAGGAGATAAAACTGGAGTACGAAAGGACAACCGGGGAACCGTACGATAAAATGACGAAGGCCAGTTCAGCGTCAGCTATTGCCGTTCCAGCCATCATAGCCTTGGAAGAAGAAAAGCGAACAATGCACGCTTTTAGAAGATCTGGGCCGCAGATCGTAGTGCCAAGAACAACCCCGACTCCGCAAAATATAGACAGGATGGATCATGAAATAGCTGCAATGGAGAGCGAGATATCCGCCCTTGAAGCGTTAATAACTACGTCTGGAAATAAATATGATGGGCAGTTGTTCAGGTCCATTGTCAGCGGAATAAGGACAGATTTAAATATACTGAGCGCCAGGCGAGATATAGTTGTCACAGAGTTTCAGAAGCTGCCGCAGAAGCCCACTCTTCCAGGGCAACCAGCGAAGACATATAAGACGAAGGCTCAGCAGTTGGCCTCTGGCGAAAAAACGCCTAAGGTGGTGGCTGCGCCATCGTCAAGTAAGCCAGGTGGATCGCTGCTCGCACCTGGCCAGAAACCTGGCACCGTAACTGATCTTCCTGAGGCGTCAGTAGATCCAGCCCTGGAGCCGCAGGACGCCATATCAGACATGCCATTGCCTGAGGCGCAACCTGAAGAGCAAGGTCAGCCATGGAAGGCTCCCGAGGGCGACGATGTTCAGCCAGCTACCCAGGAGGAAAACGTAGTCACCTCTGCCGACAGTATAAACTCACAGCTTCGCGCAATAAATGAGCAGAGGCTCGGTATAATAAGTGATTATGAAGCCACTACCGGCAAGAAATATACCGGAACGTTAATGGGCGAAGAGGGTTCGGCCTACGCCCCATTGCTCAGGGAGTTGCAGGAGAAAGAGAGTTTACTATGGGCCTCAAGGAAGGCAGCGCTATGGTATGTATCTCTTCCGGAAACCGAAGACATAGAACCAGGCCAGGAAGAGGGGGTGGGGGTGGTGGTCGTAGGTCGGCAACCAGAATCAGCCCAGCTGGCGATAGCCGACCCGCCAAACGTTATACTTGACGACCAGCAATATCTGCAATTCACCGACCCAAGGAAGGCGTACTCAGACAGGCTATCCCCAGAGAGACTGGCATCAATAGAAGAGGCGTTTTCTTTTGTCGATATGTTTAAGGGGTTTCTTTCCGGCCAGAATATCGACTATAACGAACAGGATATTCAGGTTGGCGGTGTCGCCGCTGAGCCTAGTGGCGGTGAACTGCTTTTGCGTGACCAGGTGGTTATCGATTACCAGCCACCTCCCAGCCAAGGCGGTATTACTATTGAGCCTGAATTGACTTTAAGGCCCACCGGCTTTACAGTTACTAGAGAAAAACAACCGAAATTGAAATTGCCAAGGGGGGCTACCTATATGGCGGAACCGGATTATTTCGAACAAGTTCCTGGATTCAAGCTGCCGCAGGGCCAGTCAACCCAGTCAGCGGCGACACCAGCAAAACCAGATGAATCATATATCAAGCCAGGACTCGCCACCGTTGAGGGGCGGGTTGAAAACCTTATCAGGACCGATAATCCGCTTACTCAGGCGGCTGCTGCTGCCGCTGAAAGGAAGTATCAGGCTAAGGGGCTACTGCAATCGTCAGGTGCCGTCCAGGCCGGGGTTGGTGCTGCTATGGAACAGGCTGTCCAGATCGCAACGCCTGACGCGGCACTCTATGGAGGTCTTGCGCAACAGCGACAGCGCACGGACCTTGAGGCGTCGGTCAACAACCAGCTCGCCGATATCGAGCGAAAGAAATTCGAGAATAACGCGCTGATTACAGCATCGCTGGCCTCCCAGGACATATCTGCCAAGAAGGATCTCCAAACCCTGGCCGATACCGCCGCGAAAGAGAGACTGCAGCTTGAGAACGAATGGAAGGATTACCTGTCGCAGAGTCAGTACGACACCGCCGAAACTCAGGCTCTCATGCAGTCCGCTGGGGCTATGGGCCAGGAGCTTACCGGCAGTATCGAGCGTCTGTTGCGCGATACGAATATCGTCAATAAGCAAGATGCCATTGCCGCCCTCATGACCCAGTATAAGGCGCAACTCAACACCGTTGCAGCCACCGCTGGCATAACACTTGAATGGAGCTAAGATGTTCATCAGCAAACCATCGATACACCGGTACTCCCTGCTCGACGCCGGTCAGCTCACGAAGCTGTTCAGGTCAGGCGGGGTTTTCACCGAAAACGGAGATGACTTTGCAGACGTAGGCAAGTTGGCCGCGTTCGTTGAGAATACTCTGAGGGCTGACTATATCCACATCCTTGGCAAAGATCCTCGTTACGAGGCTTTCGTCTATATCCCTATGCACACCACTTCCTGCTTCGCCGCTCACTTCGTTATCAAGGAGGGGCACCGTGGTAAGGACGCGGTCAAGCATCTGGTGGAGTCTGCTCAGTGGCTGTTCCGGAATACCACTTGCAGGGCAATCATGGGCTTTATTCGTGAGAGCAACAGAGCCGCTTGTCGCCTGGCTGGACATGTCGGGATGAAGAGAATCGGCAAGACCCACGGCACCCTTAAGTTCCACGGAGAAATGGTTGACGAGGTGATATATCAATGCACCGTCGAAGACTTTAATGAAAAGTATGGCCATGTTCTTGGGCCAGTAATTGCGGGGTAAGCTATGGGCTGGTTCGTCCCTATCGGTTATGCAGTTGCTGCTGCAGTTGGTGCCGCTGCTGTTTCGGCCACCGTGGCAGCTATCGTTGGTGTCGTCGCTACGGCAGTTGTCGGCGCGGCAGTTGGCGCTCTTTATGCTGGAGTAACTGGCGGCAACATCGGCAAGGGGGCCTTATGGGGGGCCTTTGGCGCTGTTGCTCTCGTCGCTGGCGGATCTGTCATTTCCAGCCTTGTTGGCGGTAGCGCTGCAGGCGGTGTAGGCAGCACGGTGACTGTCGGCAACACTGTTGGCGGCGGCACGACCACGGTTGGCACTGGCGTGATAGGCGGCTCCCAGACTGGAGCTGCTGCTGGTGGTGGTCTTTTTACGGCCTCGAACGTAGTCGGTGCGACCACGGTAATCTCGTCTCTCGGCTCAGCCTTCATGAAAGGAAAGGCCGAAACCAGCAATATGGAAAGCACTATCCAGGGCCAGAAAGATATGCAGGCAGAGTCGCTGGCTTCCGCTGAAAGAATTGCTGCAGCTAACCGAGAGGCCGCTATGAAGCAGGCAGAGCTTTCCGCCCAGGTTTCCAGGGAGAAGACCGCCGCAGAGGTAGCCCAGGCAGAAGCGGAGAGGGCGCAGAAGGGTGAGCAATTCTCGAAGGAATTCGAGGAGAGCGTATACCGGGACAGGACCGACAGGGAAGAGAAAGAGAAAGCCAGGCTTGCCCTTGAGAAAGGGGTTACCGAGGGGGCGCAATACGCCGCAGGAACCACCGTCACAGCCTCGCCCGTCGAGGTCAACCGGAGGCGCAAGGAGTTGCTTAAACCTTCCTGGCTGGCGGCTGAAGAGACTCAGGCAGGCGTAACTGCTACCGGACCCCAGGAGGGTCTTACCCCAGGAGGCCCTGGCGCAGCTCCAGCACCTGGCGCTCAGGAGCAAATTGCTCAACAGACTGGACCGGCACCAGGAACGCCAACGGCAGTACCTAACGTACAGCCACCCCAGACAGGCCTGCTTGGAGTTGCATAATGGCAGCTAGCGAATCGACAAAGGCCAAGGTTGCCGCTCTCTTGCAGCGAGCGGCTGATAGGAAGGCTGGCAAAACATCAAGCTCAGTTGCATCAGCTCAACCGCAACAGCAGGCAAGCTATAACTATATTCCGTTGGAATGGGGAAAATACTACCACTTCCCAACCGGCCAACAACAGTACGTGAAAAATCAGGGGATACTTTCGGTAGAAGCCGACCCATTGGCGTTCGATACCGCTACAGCAGATAGCCTGGCCCTTGACTTCGACCCATTATCCCCAGAGGCCTCAAGGAGAGTCGCTAGTAAGTACAAGGGATACGGCAATATAGCCATGCTTCCCGAAGAAGCGGCAGCGTTTAACGCGAATTTAGAGGCGCATAGGGAGGCCGACCAAAGAGCTTATGATATATTAAAGGGATACCACAGCCAGTTTAGACAGTCTCTTGACGCCCGTGACGCCCAAGAGACAACTGCGTTTAATCAGGCCCTAGGCGAAATAAATACAGCGGCTGCGGCTATTAAGCCGGGGGCGGTAAACCTTAATATGCCGATGGCGAGCGTTAGGGTTGTCAACGGTAATAATATTGAGGCCACGTATCAGGTTCCGCAATCTGTTGCCGACGCCCTAGCTAAGCAGAAAGATTTGTACACCACCCAGACCAACGAGGGGTTCAATGTTGATGTCAAGATGAAGGGTGGCCATACTGCCGGTCAGGAGATACATGACGCCTTGCGCGATGCCGAGATTCAAACAAGAGAGAAGATGTCTCAGGCTAAATCACAAGCCCAGGCAGCAGCCGAAAGGGCGGCGGCAGAGGCGCGGAACAATTTTAAGACAGTCCAGTACCAGGGCCTTGTAAACGCAATAAACGAAAGCAGAACCCAGAGGAACATTCAGGTGCAGGCTTTTGATCAAGAATTTGCGCAGGGCCTAGACCAGTACAGACAGATAGGTAAGCAATGGGGAGCTTACCTTAACGACAAGATTACCGACCAGGCAACCGCTAAGAAAACTACTGGTAAGGCCCTTGCGGAAGTGGCGGGAAGCGGCATACTTGACTATTCATTGAAGAGAGGATAATATGGCACAGGAAATGCAAATAAATCCAGCCGCAACGGCAGGGAAGCCAGGGGCGCCAGGACAGTTACGGCCTGGTATTCTGGCTGGCAAGGGTGTTGTTCCTGGGCCTACCGAAAAGATAGAGGAGATCGATCAGGACATGTCGAGTGCCAGGGAGCAGTTGACCCCTGAGGAAGTGGCTCAACTTGACGCCTACGCCGACAATGCCACCAACCTGATATTCTCCGAGAAGACACAACCGGCGATACTGCAGCAACTGCAGGCCAGGAAGAATCCGGTGGAGAACGTGGCTTATACCGCAAATCACGTCCACAAGATCTTGTTCGATGGGCTGACCAAAAACGGCGAGAGTATGACAGACAAGACCATGTTCCTGGGAGCTACGCATGTTGTTTCCGAGCTTCACCTTCTCGCCGAGGCCGCTGGTTTATTCACGCTATCGAACGAAGAAAAGCTGAACGCGTTCCAATACACCCTTCTCATCTATTTCAAAGAAGGGATGGAGAGCGGCAAGATCGATCCGGTTGAGCTTCAGAAAGAACTTGAGCCTCTAATGACCGACGAACAGCGGCAGTACGGAATGATGGCTATGTCCCAGATGGACGACATCTCCAAGACGGCACCGCCTAGCGGCCAGAGATGGGCCACCCCTGTCGGCAAGATGCAGCCTGGAGCGCAACCTCAAGGGCAGCAACAACAGCAGCCAGCTCAGCGAGCTTCCGCTGAAATTCCGCCTGGCCTTGTCGGGCAAGGAGGTATGTAATGGCTAAAGATTACGCAGCATGGGCTGGTCTTCTCGGGGGAGTCGCTGATTTGGGTAAGGACTACCAGAAACGACAGCAGGCCCTTGAGGACGAGCAATTACGCGTGGCCCAGGAGATGAGGAAGGAACAGGCCATGCTTACCAGACAGCAAGCTCTGGCTAAATTCCAGTACGACCTTGGTGCGGACGAGAGGGCAGCTGAGCGTGCCCATAAATTCACCAAAGAAGAGCAGGAAGCCGAGGACAAGAGGGCTGAGCGTGAGGAGCGCAAGTCTGAACGAGAGGAGCGGTCCAAGCGTGAAGAGCGTCAGGAGAAGAGATCCCAGGAATCCCTTGATATTCAGCGGAAACAGGCTGATAAACCTGGGGAGCTGGAGCGTAAGCTTGAACAGATCGAGAAGTCTGATCTCTCCCCGGAAGAAAAGGCTACCGCCAAAAGGAATGCCCTTGGTGCCACAAAGGGGAACCTGACCGAATTCCAGGAGTCGAGGCTTCGCTCCGATCTGGCCAAGCTCGAAGATACCGGGATCGATGAAACCAATATAGCGCAGGTTAACAGGTTGCGTCAGCAGTTAGGCGAACCACCCCTCTCGAAGAAGGTTAAAACTCCTGCAAAAAAAGGAATATTGGGATTCGGAAGCCAAGATGAGGAAGTGGAGTTTACAACTGACCAACCCGGTGGTATAGTATCTTCTGGAGGGGGATCAGAAGCCGCCGCTCCTGGACTCGACAAGTATCAGTCGATGCTCAAACAGTCTGGCGGTATAGTTGAGATGGCCGGTCCTCCACCGACAGCACCCGCTCCACCCGCAGGCGAAACAGCGATGACGCCAGGCGAAGAAGGTGGCGGGCCACTCATCGCGCCAGAACAACTGGAGAAACTGGATACAATGACAGTTCCCCAGCTCCAAGCCCTGAAGATGGGACTTCTCGAAAGCGGTGATAAAGCTGCCATACAGTCAGTAGAGGGACAAGCCCTACTGCAGCGGATCAATCAGTTGATCCAGCAGAAATCACAACTCGTGAGATGATCAATGATCCCATTCGAGCAGATCGAAGGCCTACCTGAATATCAGAGTGCCACCCCGGAACAAAAGCTCTCAGTCCAGAACGAATACGCTAAAGACTTCTGGACTGAGGTTTATCAAGACCAGGAATTCCAAGCAGCACCAGAAGAAGAGCGGAACCAGCTGATCAGCACTTTCGACCAGCGTTTCGGCCCAGACGTCCGTGGTTTTGTAGAGGAACAGATCGAGGGAAGCCGTCGAGGGTTCCTGGCGAATATGTTCGCCCTCGTGAAGTCCGGTGGAAAGGCGACTCTGGCAGCTTCCAGGATTGCCGACGACATGGCCAGCGGTGAGATTGATGCCAATACTGCATCCATCCTGGCCGAAAGTATTCTCGCCGAGCAGAAGAAATTCACACCCGAAGAGCTGAAGGAATTCCAGGAGGAAATAACCGCCCCATCAGAGGACTGGGAGAAGGCGGAAGACCTGAGTGGAAAAGCCAAGGCGGCATGGGACACGATCAAGGCCCTTGCTTATCAAGTGGCGTTCAACCCCAAGGGCTTGGCCTACATGACGGCGGAGCAGACTGCCAATATCGTGCCTGGTATGGTGGGGATGGTTGGTGGCGCGAAGGCTGGTGGCGCTGCTGGTAGCGTTATTCCAGGCGTCGGTACGGCTGCTGGTGCTACTATCGGTGGCGTGGTCGGCGGATTCATGGGGCAGTGGGGCATTGAGGCTGGCTCTGAATTTCGTGGCATGGTGGCGCAGGAATTGCAAAAGCGCGGCCTTGAGCCAACCGAAGAGAACGTCTTGGCTATCCTCGCCGACGACGCTTTTATTGAAGAGTCCGTTGATAATGCCAGGGATAAGGCAACGGCAACATCCGCAGTATCGGCGGCAATGAACGTGATGACCGGCAAGATCGCCTCATCCGCTTTCAAGTCGGCTCAACAGCAGGCAGTATCGAGACTCGGTGCCGACGCCACGGCAGACGAGATCAGTCTGGCCACAAAAGAGATCCTGGCCTCCAGGGACATGGGAGAAAAGATCGCGACAGGCGCGAAGGCCTACGGAACCCAGGTTGCCGAGGAACCAATCTCTGAGGCCGCAGGACAATACGCTGGATACGGCAAGGTAGATATCGGCGAAGTCGCCATGGAAACAGCAGGCGGTATCGGTGGATCTGTCATGGAAACCCCGGCAGCGATCAAAGCATTTGCCGACAAGGGAGCAGGCGCACCGGCAGCACAACCGACACCGGCACCGGCACCGCAGCCAGAGGTCACTATCCCGGCTTCGATCCTTGAAAGCGAATCGCTCGACGATGCTATTGTGGCATTTAGGAATTCCTTACAAATAAACACAGCGGAAGGCGCTACGACATTCCAATCTACGCCGCCGCCCAGCACCGCCCAGGGGGCCGCTCAGGTATTCGAGGAGGCTGGACCGTCAGAACAAGAAGCCAGAATGGCTGGTCTTGAGGAGGCGTTCGCCTTTGAACCAGAGGGAAGACCTTCGACCGCAGCGGAGGCCGCAGAGGTATTGGCCGCAGCGCCGGAAACCGAACTTAAAACCCAGCTCGCCCGCGAAGAAGAGGCACAGCAATTTCCTGGCGCTCAGTACGCCATGGCACCAGAAACCAAAACACAGAGACGGGAAGCCGCCGAAGAGGCGTTCCTCGAAGCACCGCCAGAATTCGCCAGATCCACAGGAGCCCCATTTTCAAGCGAGAAGGCCCTCAGAACGAGCGCGAAGCAACGTGGGGTGGATCTATCGCGCTACGAGGTGATCGAGCGACAGGGGGGCTTTGTGGCGATTCCGCAGGCCGCTAAAGAGAAAAGCGCTACCGGCGACTACTTCGAACCAACAACGAATAGCCAGGCTATGGAGGTATCTAAAATTCTCCCCATCAATAAGGAGATCAGCCCTCAAAAAATATCCTCAGCCAGGTCGCTTATAGACAAGGCCAAGGAAGGCACTGGTTTAAAGAGAAAGCCACTCAAGGCGATCATGAGAGAGGATGGGACTGTTAGGGTAGTTGACGGTAATACCACACTCAGGGAGCTTGTTGCCCGTGGTGAAAAATATGCCGAAGTAGAATTAGTACCAAAGGTCCTCCAAGGCGAGTCTGTCAGTCATAGCATGGACACCCTGTATCAACATGCCAAGGAGGCTGTCGGCGAAATCAACAAACAAGCAACCACGTTTGCCGAGGAAACCAATGGCAGGGTTAAGTTGCGTCCATTCGATGACGGACTCAAAAAGAGAGAGACTGCCGATCTTAAGCTAAAAAATAAGTATGGCGGCAGGGTTTCGATGGTAGACGATATCGTTGCTGTAACTGTAGTGTACCCAGACTACGCCTCGCTAAAGGCAGCTTTCACGAAAATCAAGGACAGGGACGATGTTATGTCCTGGAAGAATAGATATGGCCAGGAGGATGTCAGTGGTTACCAGGATATACAACTAACCATGAGGGCTACCAACGGCCATATCTATGAGCTACAACTCAACACAGAGCAGATGATGGAGGCAAAGAAAAAGCTCCACAGTCTTTACAAGGTGATTGGCCACTTAACTAACGATAATTTTGATAAGGATATCAAGACAGCCACTCTCCATATGCTTAACAAGCTAATGGATAGTGGCTATGCAGCGGCGGCGTCTTCGGCGCGAGGCGAAGGCGGTCAATCTACCGAGGACTTCCGTGCTGGTCTTTCAGCTCTTGCCGATGACTCAGCAAGGATTTTAAGTTTTGTCACGGGGTCCACGATTTCGAACCGACTGTCACCATCAACCAGAAACACCCTCCTGGATTTTGTATCCAGAACAAATGTATCGTTACCAGAATCTAAAAAGACTTCCATACCAACCTCCTCAGTTAATGTCTCCCAGCCAGTAAGAACTATAACCGAACAAGGAGAGGAAGTCAATGATAATGTTGAAGGAGGTTTCAATGCCGAAGAAATTGGAGCGCCAACTGGAGAAAGAGGCGCAGCAGAAGGGGCTGTCGGAAGAGGCCCAGGACAGGTACGTGTACGGGACGATGCGAAAGCTGGGGTGGAAACCCAAGAGGGAGGGCGGCGGGAAGAAGTCGTCGAAGTGGTAGGGCAAAAAACTGAAGAGAAAATTGCCCCGAAAACAGAGCAATTCGCAAAGAACAAGATATTCACCGCCGATAGGGTGAGAAAAGCCAGGGAGAATCTTAAAGAGGGACGAGGCCGTTTGAGCGCAGGCGTCGATCCGGAACTACTTGGAAGCGTTATCACTATCGGTGGTGCATACTTCGAGCAAGGGGTCCGCGACTTCGCCGACTGGTCTGCCAAGGTTATCGGAGAGATAGGCGAGCATTATGGCAAGTACCTCAAGGAGGGCTTCGAGGTGGTCAGGAATCACCCTGCCTTCGCCAAAGAAAAAGCAGATCTCGGCTTCTTCGACTGGGAGCCGCCAACCACATCTGACGGCAAGATTAAGGGGGCACCTCCGAACGTAAACTCCAAGGAAGATCTCGACAATATGAGGATGAAGATTGTCAGGCTCCTTAAGGAGGGCGAGGTAGGCAGGTTCTGGTACGAGAATTCGGCCAATGCCGTGCTTAAGTCCATGAACGGAGATGTGGCCAAGGCCGAGAAATTTATCCAGCTCATTGCCATATACTCCCCACAGGCGCATGTTCAGGCCAACACCGTATTCGCCGTCAAGGCGTGGAATCAGTTCGTCAACAACGTCCCGAGGGAACAGTTTAAGGTCAAGACCGCAGACCAGGATGGAAAAGCGGTCGATGTTCTCTATGACAACAAGCCATTCGACGGCAGGAAGACCAACAGCTTTTATATCAATCTCGTCAGCCAGATCATCCACAACGACCCGACAGCCATCGCCAAGATGGACCTCGACTCCTCCACCGTTGCGCTACTTAAGGAAAAGGCCACAATCGACATGTGGATGAAGCGGGCTTTCGGCTACGACGACATCGTTGTCAGGGACGATAAGGGCACCGGTCAGTACTCATTCATGGAGAACGAGATACTCAGGGTAACCGATAGGCTGAACGCCAGTCTCAAGAGGGGCGACAAGAAGTGGATTCCGTTCCAGGTGCAAGCCGCTGTTTGGACGGCGATGAAGGCCAGGTATGAGGATGCCGTGGTCAAAACCAAGACCTGGAGCGAGTCGGTCAAGAAGGGTTACTCATTTATCGGAGATAACGGCAGGCCAGAGTTCAAGAAGGACGCAGAGTCACTGAAGCAACACCGTAAGATCTGGCACCGGCAGGCCATGTTACTACCGGCGAGAAAGGCCAGGGAGAATGCAGAACTTACCGCAGCAGATTTCTCGACGTTCATCAACAGGGCTACATCGACAATCACCTGGGAGGCGATCCCTAGCTCTTCGTTTGAGTACGATATATTCAATGCCTCGCCAGCAGTTAAGCGCATGTTTACTTCTGAGGCTAGGGGGCTGCTGCTGTCGAATGACGGCGCTGACATGTTAGCGCAGAGACTCGGGGTGTCAATCTCCTTCGTGAGCGATGGAGCTGGTGCCTACGGTGGTAACGTCAACCCTAACAGTCTCAGCCATGTGGTCCTGGCGAAAGAGGGCGGTGAGTTTGTCCGCGACAACGCCAGGGATTACGCTCTCGCGATCCAATACATTTTTAAACAGGATGCGGTTCCATGGTTCAGGACTGATGCGGCTATGCTGTCGAAGGTCAATCAGGATAAGCAGAAATTCCGGGTGGTCAACGAGAGGGGCACAACTATCTCACGTCACAATTCCCTGGCCGAAGCCCAGGCTGCAGCGGCAAAACGCGGTGAATCATTCTCCGTGAAGGGCGGTAAATATGCTCGGGGTGTGGTGGTAGAATTCTCGGAAAACATCACAGAAAACCTAGAAAATAAAGTCCTGGCAGCACTCGGTGAAGGAGCTGGATTTACTAGGATTTCTAACAACCAGATCGCGATAATAAATTTCAGGGACGACTCGACGGGTGTGCCGTTCGTAGATGACGAAACTTTCATGGGCGGGGTCCAGTCATTCCTCGACAACCATGGTGCCGATCTCGGTGTTGCCGAGGCGAAATCCATGTGGGCCGAAGGGGAATATGGATACGTCCACAACTGGAGCGAAGACGGTAATGGCGAAACGATTCTCGATAAAGGAAGCATCGGTGAACGATCAGATCTACAACGGTGGCTTCGTGATAGGCGGTCAGACTTCGAAAGTCTTATCCAGCAATACTCGGGCGAAAACCTCAAGCTCCGTGAGCAAGAAGTCAAGGAATTCGAAAAGCTCGGTGGAATAAAATTCCAGGCCATAGAGGTTTCAATCCCCCTCGACTCAGACGGAAATATGAACCTGGTTCACTGGTCACCAGTTCCAGGTATGAAGACTATTGATCCAGACAGATACGGAGAAGGCATTTCAGGGGCAGAGGCGAAGAGACAGCATGCCGATCCAGACAACTGGGTCAACAGGACATATTACGGGATAGGGGGCGGTGGATACCGCAAGGAAGTGGGCCTCGGCCAATACCGATACGAGGCCAAGGTTCCTCCCTCGAAGATGTACGATTTTGCCAAAGACCCAGAAGGGCTTAGAGCTAAAGCTCAGGCGGCTAGGACACAGAATCCATTCATTAATGCTACCAACCTGTACGAGAAATTCATCAAGGACGCTGGATATCTTGGCTACTGGTCAGACATGAATGGTGGAAAGGTGGCTGCTATTTTTGGCAAGATCACCCCAACCAGGGAGACATTACAACCAGAGGCCGGGGTTAAGCTGCAGGCTGGACTTGGTAAACTCTCTTCAGGGCTTCCGCGAACAGTATTCGATAGCCTCCTCTCTAGCCTAAGCCCTGGCCAAAGGAGTGTGGCATCCAAGCTAGTAAGCAGCGGCAAGGTGGTGCTTATGACAACCGACGAAGCCATAGCCGAAGCCAAGGAAGCCGGATATTCCAAGGCCGAGCTTGATGCAAATCTCGTGCCAATCGGAATAGAGATTCCCGGAAAAACCATACTGGTTCCCGAGAACATCCCCAGCGGCGAGTTATGGGGGTCACTGCGTCACGCAATAGGCACCCATATCGGCAGGATGATGGCCAATAGCGCTGAATTCCAGATGATGAAGAAAACCATCGATAGGCGGCGCGGAGAAAAGTCAGACACCGGGGATGCTATCAGGCGGGCAATCGAGCAGATTCCAACCGGCACGGCCAAGGAGGATTTCAGCGAGGAGATCCTTGCCTACATGGTGAGTACGTCAGAGGACGTCGGGATCGTCAGGCGCATTATTGCGATGATAAAAAGTATGGTCACGCGCTTCGGAGTTTCGTACAAGATCTTCAACGAGAAGGACTTCAAGGCTCTGGCGGATCTCGCGATCAGGAGGGAAGCACGCAGTGACAAGCCGACAATGTTTGACATCGAAGGGATAAAGTTCCAGATGGCTGGCAGGGAAAGCCTCACCACCGGCATCAATATGAGAGACGCCAAAATCTTCCTACGAGATAAAGGCGTACAGTTGAGTAACGTAGAGCCAGACGATTATCTTAAGCTCGCAGTGTCTCACAGCTACCTCAAGGACGAGGGCAAGCAGCTTTCCCTAATGGAGAAAGCCCAGGCGATGAAGGAGGGTGGTGCTGACAGGAAATCGATATGGGATGAAACCGGCTGGTGGGAGATGGTTCCAGGTGAATGGCAGTACGAGATTGACGACTCCACCGGCAAGTGGGACGCCAGGACTTGGGGCATGATGAAGCCCAATGCAGCCGTGCCTCTTCCTGAGGTTTACAATAATCCACCGCTGTTTAAGGCGTACCCGTATCTCAAGGAAGTGAGGGTCATTGCAGCGAAGCTCGATCAGGGCCATCTCGGCGGCTGGGACCAGGAGGGAAATATCAGAATCAATATAACCCTGTTTGACCCAGCAGCAAGAACAGTCCTTGAGCACGAGATGCAGCACGTCATTCAAGATATCGAGAACTTCTCGAAGGGCGGAAACGTCGCCAATCAGATCAAGAAGAACCAGGATAAACTCACTCAGCTCGATAGGCAGATAGCCAGTATCAACGAACAAATGTCGTGGATCGCAGCGAACGGGCCACAATACCAGGGCCAGCTCGTACCTGAGGCCAGGAAGCTCTACGATTCCCTCATGGAAAGCCGAAGCGTACTTGGCGCTGAGTGGGTCGTACTGTCTGGCAACATCAACAGTATCAGCCACAACGAATACAAACGGTTGACGGGTGAGGTACAGGCCAGGCTGACACAGGCCAGGCTTGGCATGTCGAAAGCGGACAGAAAGAAACATCCGCCGTGGGAGACTCTTGAGGGAATGCTCATGGGTGAGGGGCTGATGGGTATGAATCAGAAGCCAGAGGATATCCTCATCTCCCGGAAGGACGCTACTTCCGCAGGTTGGGCTGACTCATACACGCCTACCCCGGCAGTCGGCTCAGTACATCCTGCAGTGACCTTCCTGGATAGGATGGCCAATACAGTTGATTTCAAGGGCAAGTTTGACGAGATCGCCACCTACTTCTGGAACAGGGATAAAGCGATTGAGCGGGTGCAGGAGAGTATAGGTCCGCAGCCAATCGAGCGGGATCATGCCACCCTGAAAGGCCTTGTCGGCAAGATTATGGCCAACGACGTTAAGCAGTTTGACAAGAATGTCCTGCAGCCGTTCCTCGATTTCCTGGCAAAGCACAAGATCTCTATCCAGGATGTTGAGGAGCTGGCGCATGCCCAACACGCACCTGAACGCAACCTGCAGATGCGCCGGGTAAACGCCAGGCGGTACGTTGACAACCTCCTTATTTTTATGACCGACGCCGAGAAGCGCCCGTGGCAAGACAAGCTCGGGCTTATCCAGGATGAATTCGTCATGAACGACCAGACCAGAAACAAGAGGCGCGACAACACAATTGCCCTGGTTGAGGAGATGGCCGACACCGTGCGGAGTCAGCGGGCGCAGGTTGACCAACTCGCCAAAGAATTTGCCGCTAGGGTCTTCACCGCTGAAGAGATCAAAAAAGGCACACCGGAATTCCTGCAAAACCGTCTGCTCAATATGTATGAGAGGCTGGAAAAACGCGAGTCCATTATCGCCCACTGGGATGATGTCAAGGGCAGGCTTTCCGGCATGACGAACGGGCAGGCCAGGGCTATCGAGGATCGCTTCCAGGGTAGAGCCGATGTGTACCAGGCTGCAGAGATGATGCGCTCAATAAGTCGTGCCGCCCTTGATATAAACCACGAGGCAGGGGAGCTGACAGACGACGAGTATTCGGCGATAGTTAGTACTTACCAGTATCACATCCCGCTCATGAGAGAGGAATCAGACGAAGGGAAAACTCCGACCGGCAAAGCCGGGGTTGGCCCCCTCGGTAAACCGGTAAAAATAGCCTATGGATCGACCAATGGCGTGGCGCACATCCTCTCCCATGTAGTTGACCGTTACCAGTCAGCCCTCACGAGAAGGCGTAAATTAGAGGCTGGAAGGGCACTGTACGAGATGGTGAAGCAAAACCCTGATGAAGGTCTATGGTCAATCGGCGAGCTTGAGAAGGCCCCATATCTCGATAACGAGGGCAATGTCAGATTCTACCCGGACCAGCAGCTGGACCCGAAATACCAAACCTACGTCAAGGTCGATGGCGTCAAGCACATTATCGAGGTGGCGAAGGATAACCCTATGGCGGTTCGCTTCATGGAGGCTATCAATCGCCAGGTCACCCCGCTCGGTCCAATTATCAGGGCGTCTGGTCATGTCACGAGGATACTCGCCAGGCTGTCCACCACATGGACCCCAGAGTTTACCCTGCCAAACTTTATCCGCGACTTACAGACAGCCATGGTCAATATGTCATCGACCGAAGCAGCTGGTATGCAGTCGAAAGTATTCGGGAATATCCGTAGCGCTGTTGCTGGTATCTACCGCGAGGAGCGCGGGAAACCTTCAGGCCAGTGGGGCGCGATATACCGGGATGCCGCAGAGAACGGTGTCATCATGGGATGGATGAGGTCGTATGATGACGTCGCCCAGCTATCAGAGAAGATCCAGTCAGACCTTGAGATGAAAAATGGCGGGCACAAGATCAAGGAAAACTTCATGCGTCTCGGTAATTTTATCGAGAGCATCAACCTGTCTGTCGAGAACGGCGTCAGGGTGGCAACATATCAGGCCCTGGTAGAATCAGGGATCGACAAGCGTAACGCGGCCCGTATTGCCTCCAACCTGACAGTTGACTTCACGAAACACGGCACAGCAGGACCGGCAATGAACTCGTTGTGGATGTTCGCAAACGCCGGAATACAAGGCAACGTCAGGATTCTCCAGGCGGTAGGATCGTCATCGACTGTCAGAAAAACAGTAGTTGGTATCGCTGCATTTGGAGCGTTCGCAAGCTTCCTGGGGGCAATAGCTGGTGGCGATGACGACGACGGCGATTCCTACTACGACAAGCTGAAGAGGTCGAACCCGGCCCTGTTTGAGCGCAACATCGTGCTCATGGTTCCAGGCGGCGAGGGCAAACATATCAAGATCCCCATGGCCTACGGCTACAATATCTTCTTCAAGTTTGGCGAAGAGATAGGTAGTGTAATGCGGGGGCAGAAGCCAGTGGAGGCGGCGATCAGATGGGGCAAGGCCTTCATCAACAACTTCAACCCACTGGCCGCTGGCACCATCCTTCAAACCGTGGCACCTACTCTCCTGGACCCGCTTGCCCAGGTAAGAGAGAATGCTGCATGGCACGGTGGCCCTCTCATGCCTGCCGGTAACCCGTGGGCGAATCAGCCAGACAGCGAGCTTTATTTCAAAGATGTAAACCCGGCGTCTAAGGCGGTGACCGAGTGGCTCAATAGACATACCGGTGGTAGTAAGTACCGGGAAGGGGCGATCTCTGTTTCGCCCGAAACTATCGAGATGCTGGTCGAGACATTTACTGGCGGTGCCGGTAAGATGGCCAAAGACGTACTGAATCTTCCGTTCGCAGTAGCAGAGGGCGATCTGTCGATCCGAAATGTCCCAATAGCCAGGAGGTTGATAGGCACCATGCCCACAGGAATAAACCGTCAGATCTACTTTGAGAACCGCGAGGAGATGAGCACCTTCGTTCGCGAGCTGAAGAGTGCAACCAAGGACGACAGGCCAGGACTGATTCGTGAGCCGCTGTACAAAATGGTTGGTGCCTTCGAAAGGACCGAGGAAAGAATACGGGATCTCAATAAGCAGAAAAAAGAGATCGTCAGCAAGAAGGGCAATACCGACAGGATAGACAAGCTGATTGAAAGCGCACAGGTCGAATTTAACAAAAGATACAACAAGACCCTCGGCAACGATTGATTGTCAAGGGCGAAGAAACTATAGTATAAACAAATAACGTTGGAGGCTACCATGGCTGAGGGTGATTTTTTAAGGAAGAATGGGGAGATTATTCAGGGTTTCCCGCTCGTTTCAGGTCAAGTAAATATAGCGGCTGCTGATGGCGAGAAAAAGACCAGGTGTTTTTGCTGCTCGATTGATGGCAATTTCACCGTAACGTTTGCCGATGCCGTGGTAGCTACCATACCGATGGTTGCCGGTGATGTGTTTACTATCCCTGGTGGTGCAACCGTATTGGCGGTTGCTGGCGCAAAATTTCACTACGTGTAACAGCCATGCTTAATACTAGATCATTGACCAAATCAAGGTCAGGCGGTGTAAGCGCATTGCCGCTAGCTGGCTTGATATTTAAGGCGCTTGTTTCCAGTGGCATGGTTGATTCTATCGGCGTATCGGGCATAGGTGAGTTAATAAACCAACTGACTGGGCAGGCATGCTTTAACGTTTATTCTCACGCCGCAGATTTTGATGGCACCGAGCGTTTTTCGTGTGCATCGATAACCGGGGCAGCCATTACCGCACAGCACCCGGCAGAGGGCGGGGCAACTATCACTGTCGGAACTGGTGAGATTTCGGTATCTGCTGGGATACTGTCATGGTTTACAACAGATCAAGGGGAAAAATACGTTCTCCAATCAAATAGCACATACCGGCAGGATACATTTTACGATCAAAACGGGATAGGCGACCCCCTGGTGCTAGTGGCGGGCACCGGCACTATCCCCCTATGTACTGCCGCATCTGTCGGCTCCCTGTTGCTCGCGTATGGATTCGCGGAAACGGATGGCGCAAATGGTACTGAGTTGGTTGTCGAGCCTGATTTTGCTTCTGCCGATGGGATAATTCAGAACACGGCGGGGATGAGCATTGCAGATGGGGTACTGACACTGCAATTAACTACCACAGAAAATCAGTATTTTTGCACCGATATCGATCTCAATAAAAACTATGAGTACATAGTTTCCGTAACAGTTTCGGAAATATCCAGTGGGGCACGGTTTCAGTTGGGCGTGAAGAATGGCGGCGACTTCCCCCTGAACTATCGTGATGTTTTGCTTGATTCTACTGGCTCAAAAACATTTCGATTGGCACTCCCAAGCACCGCTGAAAACGTTGGCGTGAAAAGGGTGGTCGGAACACCATCGGGATCGATGATAAAACTGTCGCACTTTTCGATTCAGCGGGTGCTTTCAGAATTTATTCCGGGAAATCCCACAACTGGTCTTTCCGCAACAGGCGGATCTTTAACAACAACTGCGTTTGATATCGCTGATTCTCCAATTTTGCTTGAGGCGATAGACAGTGGTGGATGGTATGAAGCTGACACTGCCCACGGCGATGGGCAGTATTTCAATGCCGATGAGTCAGCAAAACAAGTCAGCCCGGCATCATTGAGACAAAATTTCGAAAACACAGAATTTTTTATTAATAACAATATCGTAATTTACGGGGCGGAAAAAACCTCTGCCGAGGTATCAAAAATAGGGAGATATTTCCGAACAACAGTGCCGTATTACCAGCGACTGCCTGACGTGACCGACCCGACATCCATATCCCTTGGTATGCTCACCGACTCCCACTATTACATAGGTCTGGAGGCGGCTACAGAGGAGGCCATAGGTGTTTTCCGAAATAACGGAGTACATGGGGTTATCCATGCCGGAGATGCTCATGATGGTATATCAGAGTGGATTACGTACACGCCGTCCGTGATGTACGACCAGATAGAGGAATACGAGGAGTTATTTATCGGCATTGATACGGGCCAGTTGATTATGGTTCCAGGGAACCGCGATCAAACGGTTACAGGGTTTGATCCATATCTCGCTGCATCTAAATACGCGGCGAAAACAAATGCGATAACGGTAGGCAACTACCGCATCATCGGCATACACAGCGCCCTTTCCCCGACATATAGCACCGACCAGGAATGCCTCGATTATTTGGCTGCTCAACTGGCCGCAGCTAATGTCGCAGGGAATCATGTAATTATCGTGATGCATGTCCCACCGACCGCCGAATTACTCAATGCCGCAGATTTTACAACGGTTGTATCCACAGCGGCAGGAGCAGGGGCCATCATCAGGGCAATAATCACAGGGCATCTGCACGTATGGGCACAGGACTTGGATTTTGGCGGCCTGGGCATACCGAGGATTTCTCTCAATGCGATCAGCAATGCAATTAGGCCCTATTACGTCATGGATATTGATAGCGACGGGCTGACAGTCAGAGAATTCACCACATCCGGGGAGACGGAAAAACTGACCGTCGCGTATGACTGATTAGAAACTATTATCAGACACTGGCAAATAACAAACAAATGGAGTATAAAATGTTGAAACCTGGCTTTAAATCCACTGAATTCTGGGCTATTGGCGCGTATTACGTTTCCCAGAAATACGGCGTACATCTTGACCAGCTGCTCGCCAGCGGAAGCGGGGCTGTCGATATGATCAACAAGACGGCCAATGATCCGCTGTCGCAGATACTGGTATTAGGGTACGTACTGTATCGCGTAGGCATGAAAATCAGGGAAGCGAGCGAGTCGCTGAAGCAATGAAATACCTGGAGGGTATGAGGTATGTTCTCGCAGAGCAACTTCAACGCCAAACCAACATTAAGGGATTCTGCATTACCACCAAACACGGGACACTCTCGCCCGATGGAGTCCTGACCATCATGAAGTGGTTCCCGTGGGATGGTAATTCTGGGCCAGTACCGAATTGGAGGTCAACGCTCGAAGCGTCTGCGGTCCACGATATATTGTGCGACTGGATAAATGACGGAATATTGCCGGTTTCAATTCAACCAATGGTTGATCAAGAATACTACAACCTCTGTGTCGAGCGTGGCTTATGGGGATGGGTGGCCAAGGTCCGCCTTATCGCCGTTAGATGGCATATGCTTGGCAAGAAGAAGAGCTTCCACCGCAAGGTGTATGAAGCGTGAGGTATATTATGAATCTATTTCAAGAATATTGGCAAATCTTCTTGGGGTTGCTGGCCGGTACAGTTTGGTCTATTCGCCTGGAGGGGAAGGTCCACGGGATGGAGAAGAAGGAGAGGGAAGACCCAGCCATCCGAAAGCAACTGTTTGAGCTTTATGCCAAGACAGAGAGGGAGAACGTCACCCTGCGCCTCGATATCCTGGCCGGGGAAGTCAAGGCGCTCAAGGGTATTGTAGAGGGCAATCACGGAGAGGTGTTGTCCCGTATATCAGATCTCAAAAAGCAGTGATTACTTCTTGGCAAGCCCAACCATCGCAGCGATTCCGTCAGCCACGGCGTCGCTGAGCTTTTCCTTCGTCACGAGCAGATTGGAGTAGTCGATCATCTGCTGTTCAAATCGCTCCCATTCATAATCCCTCCCACCGGCAGGGTTTACAGCCACCCCAGGCATATTGATGCCCATTATGTTTGCTATCCTCGCCAGAAGAAACGCGTGACATCCTTCCTTGTTCATATTGACCTTTGTAATTTGAATTCAGACTTCTTTCCACCTATGAGCACGGCATGACGTATGAGAATGGCGTCGGCAATATGCTCAAAGTCCTTCTTAAATTTCGGGAAAGCTGCATGCGGGTATTTGGCCCTGGCCCAGTTCATCACGTCGTCCTTGTCGGCCATGCTATCGTGGAGTACCCTCTTCTTGGCCTCCCGTGGGTATACCCCAGTGATAGGGATGTTCCTGGAGTCGATCACGCCAATGACTACTCCGATTGCCAGGTACATGGTGGTGCAGGCCTTTGAAGACAGTGACCCGGTTGGAAACTCCATATTGACACCGGATACATCCCTGAGTAGGTCGCGAACACTGACGGTCAACTCGGAGGCATTCAGGGCGTACCCAGTGCTTACGTCGCAGCACCCGCATTCTACGATTCCTATGCATCCGAAGTCGGACAGGCACTCCTCCTCCCAGAGCGCCCAGCCGGTATGCCTCAGTGCAACGTCGAGTGATAGGTATCTCACTGCAGATCCTCGTAAGTCTCCTGGAGAACCATCCGGTCCTTCACTCCAGCCAGAGACATGTTGACACCAGACGGGAGGAGTATAGCCCTTACATCGTGGGCCTTCGACGGAAAGCCAGCAGCGGCCAGCACGGCCAGGGCGTGGATCACACCGGCAGCGAAGCCGTCATTGTAGATCGAAATCAGCGATGGGCTGTCCTTCGGAATGACGTCGTTGATTGAGGCCTTGGTCTTTCCCTCGTCCTTGGCCTTCTCGACAGCCTCCTCAATCCTCTTCTCGCCATCCTTGGCACCGTGCTTCCTGATAGCGCGAGCCGCCGTAGTAGGAGACACCTCGCCCTTTACGATCATCTCAGTGACCGCTGGCGACGCAGACGAAAGCGCCAGGATATCCTGCAGTTTCGACGGAGAGAAGCCGGTCTTGGCGCAGATCTCTTTCGAGGTCCAGCCGAAGTCGAGAAGCTGACGCACCGGCCTTGCCATCTCGTGAGGGGTAAGTGGTTTGCCGCCATTACGGACAAGCATGGAAAAGATGTGTTCGGCGGGCGTGGCATGGCGATCCTCTACGCGCACCGGGACTCGTTTGATTTCCGCCCCCTCAGAAAGCGCCAGGTTGACCGCTGCTAAACGACAGTGACCGTCCGTGACTATGGGTACATCTCCGTCCATGCGCACCGTGAGGGGCTGTTTGACGCCAACCTCCTTGATACTGTCGGCCAGCTCCCTGATATGCTCACGAAGAGCCGGGGTATCGTCACGGACATTCCACCCAGGTTCCTCCCTGAGCAGTAGCGGGTTGATCCAGAACTCGTCCTTCCTGTCGGCAATACTCTTGATTCCAGCCATTGTTTATTTAACCTCCTGCCCATGCAGTTTTCTGTGATGTTTAAAACATAGCCACTTAACCACCAGTGGCAACGAATAGTCGTCGTGGTGGGCCTCAGACTTGGTATCTCCGCACACCTCGCACGGCATCCTTATAACCCTGCCGTCCCTTACGGCGTTGCCAAGGATCTGGTTAGCCTTGTATCTGTCGCGGTGCAGAGTTCTGCGCCTTGCCTGATATTGGATTTTCTTTGCACGACGCTCCGGTATCTGCTGCCTATTGCGGTCATAGGCTTTGTGTTTTTCCGGATCATCTGCATAGTTCATTGCGGCATCCGCCCTGGTGCATTCCTTGCACTTATTGAGATGGCCGTCGGCCATTTTTGGGTGCTTATAAAAATCATCCAAATCTTTCTCACCACCACACTTGAAACATATCTTCATAAGTACCCGAAATGGTTATATATTCTAAAATGGTACATCTTCTCCGGTTCCGGTATATCCGTTCGGAGTCTCAGGTTCCCCACCGGCTGACTCCCCTTTGTCGCTGGCGAACTTGACGACTTCCATTTCGGACAGAACGATCTCGACATTATACCGCTCGACGTTCGCCTGGTCCTTCCACTTCTTGGTCTGGATCTTACCGGTAACGAGGATCTTATCTCCCTTATGCAGGATGTCGCCGCAGATCTCGGCAAGCTTACCCCAGGCTACGCACCGATGCCATTCAGTCTGCTCCTGCCGGTTACCCTCCTTGTCCTTATACCGCTCAGATGTAGCCATGGAGAAGTTACTGACGGCAGTGCCGCTTTGAGTGTAGCGAATCTCCGGATCTTGGCCAACGTTTCCCGACAAAATTACTTTGTTCATCTTACTCCTTTTTGTAACTGATTTTTGATATCAGTAAACGATTTTCAGAAGGTCTGTTTGACCAGTCGCCACCCTTACGATGACGGATCTTGCAGCACCCTCAGACACCCCGCACTCAAGCAGGAACTCCATTACCTTGATATTCACCTGACGCTTGCGGTCGATGCTCGGGTCAAGCGGTTGAATTATTCCACCGGGATTCCCGCCAATATCAGCCGCTGGTTTGGCACCGACGATCTTGGCTACCTCTTCGGCCACCTTCACCTTCATTTCCGCAGCCTGGACCCGGCTGTTCGCCTCATCGATCAGCCGCCTGGTATTGTTGTGCTCGATTGCAGCGTCCCAGTCGGCGAGATATTTCTCCTTCGCCAGGGCCTCTTGCTGCAGGCGCTCAGCTTCCGCCTTGTATGCGTTTACCGGGGTAAGAATTTCCTGGCGCAGCACCTCAAGGTAATCGCGAGCCTCCTTGCGCTTGTCGTCGGTTACCTTGATTGCCTTCTTCTGTCCAGCAACAAGGCTTTTGCCGAAGCCGTCGATCAACTCAGAGGTCTTGTTTATTTTTGTACCAAGCGCAGCAAGTTCTTTCCTTCCCTCTGGCGTGGTCGAGTCAATCGTGATGACGATAGAGTCGGTTCGCTTCCTGACCTCCGCAAGCACTGTGGGCAGGGTGGCAGGGTCGGTATATACCTTCGCCAGAGTTTGCTCGTTGAGGACCGCCACCAAGGAATTCTCGACTGCATCTGCTCCAACCTCATTCCCGTCCATTTCATTCATTATTACCCCTTTCACGTATGAATTTACCAGCGGTTGATTCCGTATCACAATCCTGAAATCCAAGACATTGCTCGGCTGCGTATCGAGCACATGACGCCTCCATCATACTACAAAACGAACCGATATGCTTATTTATTCCGGAAACTTTTATGCGAGCAATCCACTTACCCGACTTGCTATTGAGACCAACTCCGGTAACGCCCGAAGCATTGTTCCTGCCAATACTCCTGTTTCTCATCTGGCACTGGTGCGTGGCCTCGCGAAGATTTTCGTATTTATTGTTATCACGACTTCTGTTGCGATGATCAACAGTATTTTCCGGCATATACCCATCAACATATAACACGGCTAGCCTGTGTGCTGGGTACATCTTGCGGTCAAGCATTATTCTCCTGTAGCCGTCAGGCTCAACACACCCGGCAACTTCTCCAGCTCTCGCCTTCCCACGAGTTATTTTATTAGTAAAAACACCAGTTGATTGGTCATAATGAAGCAGCTCATGTAGTCTGTCCCAGGATATCATATTCAACCCTTAATGGTGAATCCGCGTTCGAAAGCAATTTCAATTTCACCTACCGACGCGTCGAGGAGTTTTCCCCCGTCGATAGAAACCAGTACCTGTATCTGCCCCAGTGGGCCATAGTGGAAATCGAGAGACATGTCGCGATGACTTGCGGCACCTATCGTGCGTGATATTCTGCGGGAAGCGATTTGATCTACTAGAAATTCTTGTCTGTTCATAATCCACCTCTCTGTCTAAGTATTCGGAGGGAAGCCCGCCGACCGGATCAAGTATTGTGGATACTCTTCTTACCTCCATCTTACACTATACAGCGTGGAGGTCAAGATGAAAATGCAATGGCAAACAAAAAGGGTGCCCCAGACTAAGGCACCCTGTAAGGTGTTAATATATTTCACCATCCTGGATCTTAAACAACTTGGCATGGAACGTCCCGTTGCGGCCATAGTCAACAGTGGCAAAACCCTGTGACCAATTGTTGAGTGGGGCGTAGTCCATTGGTCCGCCCAGATATCCGACAGCGCCAACCCATAGCGTTGACCCGTCTATTCGTTTGAATATTTTTTCCTGCGCCCTGTGATGGTGGCCAAAGATGCAATGGTCGAGGACATATTTGAACATGACGTTGGTGACGTAGTCAGCGTTTCCACCAGTAGGTTTCTCGTGCCCGTGGAGATACCAAAGTTTGCCGATAGAGAAGAAGTCCTTGCGGTATTCGATATCGAGGGCGCTAAGGTCCAGCTTATTGATCAACAGATCATCCACTAGGTCTGCTATTTCCACAGCGTTTTCCAGTACGTAGCGCTCAAGGTGGCTCTCGTGGTTACCCTCCTTGAAAATCATCTTAGCCTTCGGGTGTCGCTTGCGCAGATCGGTTAGGAATTCACGCCCCATTTTCAGCTCGCCCTTGATATCGTGCTTCCCTGTCTTCTTGGTGAATCTTGAGCACTTGTAAAAGTCCATCATGTCGCCGTCGATAACTATGGTGTCTGGCTTGTACCTATCAGCATAGCCGAGGGCTGCGTCAACAGCTATCTGGTCGTGAAAAGGGATGTGGATGTCGCAAATCAAAAACACCTTCTGACCAACGAATGAATTATCGTTCTGTACCTTCAGCTGAATTATGTCCTTATGCTTCAAACCCCAGTCGTATAGACGAGCCTGTGCCGTACTGCAGCCCATTGTTTCTCGTATCTTGTTGCGGGAAAATATCTCGTCCCGCCTTCTGAATTCCTTGTCAAGCTGCAGTAAATGCTGCCATGTCGCTCTGTCCATATTTTACCCTCTCATCCTCGTTACCAGATTATCCAACTCTTTACAGAATATAATCAGTTCGTGGCGCAATTTCGAGATAAGAATCTCATCTCGGGGTATTCTCAGGATTAATGGCACCTCGCTCTCGTGGTATGAGATGAAGTACCACCACGGCCTGCCGGTCACCAGCATGCACCCCTGCACCTGAAGGAGATACTTCGATGGCAGGACTCCCCGGCGCAGGTATTCGATATGGGTTTTCTGTTCGGGAGACTTTGCCTCACATCCTCCTTCCTGGCCGATAAGACCATCCGGTGAACAGCCGTACAATCTGTCGTCGGAGAGACAGAAACCGACAGCGGTAATCTCCACTTCCTCGACCATAGAGAGAACAGCCAGTGCCTTAGGCTCGTTGCGTATTCCGTCCGACATCGGGTTCGAGACGAAAGCTTCCTGCATCTGGCCAGTGATCCGCTCCTGGGCGAGGATCTTCATGTAGCCGTCACGCTGTCCGCTCCTCGCCCCCTTGGTTGTCATGATGTGGGAGAACTTAGAGGCGGTGGGCCTCCCGACCCTCGCCTCGTACCATTCCGGGGTCCGTTGATCGCAGTCGATGATGATCATTTCTTCTGCCCCTCAGTGAACTCCTTGTATGCTTTGCATTCGCCTGAACAGGTAGCCGCTGAACACATGGTGCCAGAGAGCATAAGGCCGGGAACCTGCGGACATTCGAAGGTGGCTACAGTCTCGGGAACTTTTTCCGGAACCTTATCTTCCGGTTTATTTTCCGGTTTTTTTTCGGCTTCAGCCTTCTTTTTCTTCTTGAGGATCTGTTTCATGAGGCCGTCGTAATTCTTTTCCTCTATTTCCTCAAGCTCCTTGACACCGGCAACATGTTCCTTGAATTTGGCCACATCTGCGCCACGGTCCTTCAGCTCCTTCTTCATGGTTTCGAGATGGCCAGCGCTGATAAACACCTTCTTCTCATCAGTCTTCTTGGGTGGCTTCTTGTCGCCGCCGACCTCTGCTTCTCGATACTTGGAGCCATCCCACAATCCAGCGTACACGTCAGCCGCGACACCGAGAACCTTCATAGCCACGGACAGGGCGTCGGTAATGGCCATTTTGTATGCCTCGTCGGAAGAGTAAAGACCGTTGGTTTCCTTCACAGTAAACATGGAGCCGCCAAGTCCGGGGATGGGGTCAGACCACTCGCCGTCCAACTTATACATCAACTCAATAGTAGCGAAGGCACACACCTGACCATCTACTGCCTGCTCCAGCCACTTCTCGGTAACCCTGTATTTCCAGCCGAAACCGCACGGGCCAAAGGCTTGGGTCATTGCCATATAGCGCCACTGTGGATTGATGTCAGTCTTACCCTTCAATCTACCTGCCTGGATTGGGCGAAGGAATTGTCCGGGGGGGTGATCAACGCTATTCCATACCCTCATGTTGTTGTTACCACTTTCTTCTTTTTCCGCCATGGATGTCTCCTTTGATTGGTATGAGTCCCTTCTCATACATTATTTCCTGGGTACGAAACACGCCTTCGTAATGCATGGTCAGCAGCTCACCACGGGTGAAGCTCGGATGACCATGATGTAGGACATAATGACACGCCGAGCAACAATATGCAATAAAAAAATCAAGTCTTTTTGTCCCGACACCGCCGCCGTCAAGATGTGCAGGCACGGTAGTCTCTGGATTAAAATTACACACACCCGGAATCCTGACCTGGCACATCTGTCCATTGGCGCTGTCGGTTAGTTTGCTCATCAGAACACGAATGACACCAAACCAGTGATAATGCAGGAGACAACTACCAGGATGGTCCAGCCGATATCGGCCCATCCGTAAATTCCAAACTCAGCAAGCTTTCTCATCTCCCCTCCTTCTCTGCCTGCTCCAGCATTGCGTTCCACATCTCGTCCTCATTAGGCTCTGGGATGTAGAGGCTCAGAAACTCTGCAGCAAACTGTATGATCTGTCTGTAATAAGTTATGAATTCCTTGGTTGATAAGGACGTCGTTGATTTCACGGTCGGGATCGGCCCCTTGTCATACGACTTCAAGAACTTATCTTTAAAGAAAGCGTGGATCGATTCCTTTTCCTGCCCGGTGAATTCCGAGATCATTTTATACGGCCCACCAAACAGGTAGCTGTTCTGCTGGATCGATCTCTTCTTCTTCTTCGGCCCAACAGTCATGGTTACCTCAGATCCCTCGAAAATTTTCAGCGCCGTGGTCCAATTATATCGATTACTCGGGACGAAAGCGCCATCCTGTATACCACCATCAACTTGTACGTCACGTTTTCCCATAGGGTCACCTCACTTTTCCTACAATATACCGGGCAAGAAAGATTGTGTCAAGAAAAAAATAACTATTGACATTATTTTCATGGGTGGTAAAATGAATCAAATACTTAAGCCTGAGGAAAAAATATATGATAGACCACTATGAACTACGCAAGCTTGTAAAGTACAGTAAGATCACTGGATTATTCACGTGGAAGAAAGCCCGTCCTGGCGTCTCTGTTGGCGAGCAGTGTGGCCACGTAGATAAGGATGGCTATGTCCGCATACGGCTGGCTGGGCGAAAATACTATGCCCAAGTACTGGCGTGGTTCTATGTAACCGGCGAGTGGCCGAGCGGACAAGTCGATCATCGCGACCGGGTGCGGACCAATAACAAGTGGAGGAACCTGAGGGATGTGGAGCCAGTCGTCAACGCGAACAATCGGGGTAAATTTTCCACCAACACATCTGGAGTTTCCGGCATTGATCGTTCTAGGGGCAGGTGGAGGGTTCGTATCACTGTCGAGGGCAAGCGGGTTCAGGTTGGATTATTCAGTAGGTTCGCTGCAGCTCGATCTGCTCGACGGGAAGCCTTATTGTCGGTGTCGGCTGGTCAATCTTTCTGCCGTCCCTCAGTTCAGTCTTTTTCTCTTTCGGCCAGGAATGAGGTTTCTGAAGGCTCAGATGTTTGATTCCACCTTGTGCCCTCATACAGTTCTTTCCTGGCTGGAGAATCCTAAGACCGCTCAAGCACTCCCTACGGCACTATACAAAACTATCGGTTTAAAAAAAGCAACTTCAAACAACTGTTTGAAAGATAGCAATTTCAGTAAGATACAAGGCAAAATGTATCGTAAGTTATTGTAATCTTATAGGAACACAAGAAAAATGATAAAATCTTACTCAACTGAAAAAATATTTGAGAAAAGACAGTATCAGCTTGACGCCGTCGAGAAAGCAAGGTATAATGTTGGGCTTGGCCATAAGCATATCATAATTCACGCACCGACAGGTTCCGGCAAGACAAAGATCGCAAGCGATATCACCATGCTAGGCAGGGCGAAGAAGAAGAAGATCCTTTTTCTGGCCAACCGGCGAGAGCTGATATTCCAGGCCAAGGGCACCCTCGAAGAAACCGGGCTTACCTGTGGCCTCATCATGGCAGGAGAGCCGCATAACCACGACGCCGATATTCAGGTCGCCAGCATGCAGACCTATATCAGGCGAATGGACCTTGACGAACTCAAGTTCAATAGATGGTGGCACGACGCAGATATCATCTTCGTTGACGAATGCCACACCTCGATCAGTCCATCCTACATGAAGATCCTCCAGGCCTACGGAGACAGAGCTGTGGTCATCGGCCTCACGGCTACCCCGTGTAGATCTGACGGCAGAGGACTGGGGGAGTACTACTCCAAGATCGTCAAGACAGTCGGTATAGGTGAATTGATAAAGCTCGGGTACTTAGTACCATTCCGGTACTTCGCCCCAACGCTTCCGGATTATTCCGACGCGCCGCCGCTGGTCAACGGCGACTACGCTATCGGCTACCTTGGCCAGAAGCTCAATCAGAAAAAGTTGATCGGCGACATCTACGACAACTGGTCGCAGATCTGCCCAGACCGCCCTACAATCATCTTCGCAACGACCATCGCCCACTCCATCGCCCTGCAGCAGCAGTTCCTCTCCCGTGGTATTGAGGCCAGGCACCTGGATCACAAGACCCCAAAGGATTATCGGGCAGACTCACTCGACAGGTTTAATAATGGGCGGCTGCAGGTGCTCGTGAACCACGGGATACTCTGTGAGGGAACGGACCTTCCACCGGCTGCTTGTATCATCCTTGCAAGGGGCACGAAGTCGTTAGGTAGGTATATCCAGATGGGTGGTCGTGGCTCCAGGACCAGCGAGGAAACCGGCAAGATCGACTGTATCATCCTCGACCACGGCGGATGTATCAATGAGCATGGCTTTCTGGAGACTGACTACGAGTGGACCCTTGACGGGAAGAAGAAGGCATGGCAGAAACAGGCCGTCGAGGCGGAAGAACACAAGCCGATGATCTGTTCAGCCTGTGGCGCTGTGATGGATGGCTTGACCATATGCCCTGACTGCGGATCTCCCATGAAGAAGTACGGTAAGATGCGCGAGGTAGAGGACGGCGAGCTGAAAGAAGTTGGAAAAAAAGAATTCACTATGGCCGACAAGAGACAATTCTACGGCATGTGCGAATTCTATCGGATAGAGAAAGGATATAGTGCAGGATGGGCGTCTCATAAGTATCGCGATAAGTTCGGGGTATGGCCACATCAGGTGCAAGATACCATACCCATACAGCCAGATCAGAAGTTTCTGAACTGGATTACATACTGTAACATTAAACATGCGAAGTCTAAGGGAAAACATGCGTGATATTAAAGAAGAAGTGATTGGCCGATGGACGTCGATATTCGAGAAGTTCGGCATCAATGTTGGCGACGGCAGGCACACCGAATGCCCTTTATGTGGATCACCGGGCCACAAAAAGCCCTTCAGGTACGACAATATCGACGGCACCGGGTCGTGGATCTGTAACTATTGCGGAGCTGGCGATGGCTGGCGGCTGCTCATGCAGAAACTGAACCTGGACTTTGCCGGTGCGGTCAAGGAGGTGTCGAACGTCATAGGGGTGTGCGAGGTGAAGAAGGGCGGCAGCGAGAGCAAAGCCTCTCCGGAAGCGCTCAGGAACCTGTTTAAGAATTCAACCCCGCTGCGTCACGGTGACATCGCCTCATGGTACTTGCAGAACAGGGGCCTCAGTGTGTTCCCTCCGACCCTGCGATCTACCAAGCGGTGCTGGGAGGCCGAGAAAAGGGCTTTCCGTAACGCAATGCTGGCGGTATTCCATTCCCACCAGGGCCAGGCGCTCACCATCCACCGGACCTACCTCAACAGTGACGGCGAGAAGCTTGGTGATATCCCGGACCCCAAGAGGATCATGCCATCGCTAGGAAAACTCGCTGGTGGCGCTGTGCGGATCTTCGAGGCAACAGACGTCCTTGGTATAGCCGAGGGGGTAGAAACGTCGATAGCGGCCCACCAGCTCTTTAATGTGCCAGTATGGGCAGCTCTTACAGCGCAGCTCTTAGAATCGTTCGAGCCTCCAGAGGCCGTGAAGGTCATGCATATATTTGCCGACAACGACAAGAACTACCACGGGCAGAAGGCGGCATACGCCCTGGCTCACAGGCTTATCATCGAAGCCGCCCGCGCAAAGAGGGAGATCGAGGTGGTTGTCAAAGTCCCGCCAGCTATCGACACTGACTGGCTTGACGTTCTTAATTCTGAAAACGGGTACGAGGGGTGAAAGGAAAAGGCCGTCAAGATTGAACCTGACGGCCTTTAAAATCTGAAACCTGCAGCGCCTACTGAATTATCTCGTTTCCCCAGTTCTCCCAGGATTGATCGATCTTAATTTCTTGCGGAGAAACACCGAATCCGCCATCGGTAATCCACCACGGCATCGAGTCAACCGGAACCAGGAAAAACTTGTCGAGATTTTCGTGCCGGATGGTTTGCCGGAATTGGACATCACGCTCGCGTCTGTCGTTGTCGATCCAGGCCGGTGGTCTTATCCCCATTACGCCATGCACCCACAACCACTGGTCGAGACGCCTGCAGCAGAGGGTCATATTGGCCATTGCCGTTCCGACGATGTGCTCGCCTTTGATCTTTTTGGCAGGTGCCGGTAAAAGAATGATGTCGCCCATTGAAACCTCCAGTAAAATGTTGTTTGTTTTCGGGACAATTTCCCGCCTATGCCACCATTATATACCGATAGCCTTTTGATGTCAACATAAAAAATAAATGTTGTGTTTTCCTCGTTGTCATGTTATATAAATACATAGGACATAGGTTTTCAACCACAACAATGGAGGTCACATGCGGGAGTTCGAGACTGGCGCTATCAGGGACAGTTCTGACAGCAAGATCGATTACGACGGCTTCTTTTCCCCACTGGTTTTCGAGGCCTTTGGCGAGTACATGCATGGCCACAGGAAGCAGGCAGACGGAAAGCTTCGCGCTTCCGACAACTGGCAGAAGGGTATACCCAAGGAGGAATACCGTAAATCGATGTGGCGTCATTTCGTTGAATTCTGGGCGATAAGCCGGGGGTGGCGCAAGGGTAACATCGTTGACGAGCTGTGCGGTGTAATGTTTAACGCTATGGGATACCTCCACGAGGTAATTAAGGAACGGATGCCAGTGACCGAGGAGGATGTATTCGAGCGGGCAAGACGGATCTGTGCAGAAAGGAATCACCACCCTGACGAGGGAACCTATTAAAGGCAAAGGCTGTGCCATGAAACTTACAAAAAAACAACTGACGGAGGAATTCGGTGCGCACTGGATAATCAGAAAAATTGATGTTTTCGCCGCTTCGGAACACGGCAGGACCACCTGGACCTTCAACCTGAGGAACGTAAAACATCAAGGGATGGTTATCTACCTGAACGAGATCCAGGACGGTGCCGTGTTTATCGAGGAGGTCTACGAAAGACTTTTGGATATTCACGAGGAGATGGAAAATGTGCAGATGCAAAGGAGATGCCGATGACTCAGATAATTCAGCCGGGGAACGAGAGGGTGGACAACATTGCAATCCTGGAACAGGTTGTCCTTGTCGAGGGGGTGGAGACGGTGCTCCTGTGTGTGGGGGAAATTGTCGAGACGAGCAGGGGGCGGGAGGTTGTCCCTGTAGCGGAGATACAGGGGATGGCAATCCCAAAGGCGGCAATTGACGACGGCACCTGTAACAAGCAGGCCATGTACGAATGTCTCATACAGGACTGGCTCAACTTCAAATACGGTATGCGCCCGGTCCGTAACGAAAGAATAATTATTCCAGGAGGCCACGCGTGAAAATGCATCCGTCGATCATGGCCCTGATATGTTTCGTCGCCCTTATCGTCTGCGCGATGATCGCCGACACGGTACAAAAACGTGACGGAGAGTCGGCAAAGCAGGCTCCCCCGGTTGACATTACTCTGACGATCCAGATGCAGGATACGAGTGGTAAGCTTACGCCAGTGCTATCGGGGTGCTTAATCATTCCTGGCCAGGAGGTTGAAGATGAGCACCGTTAAGAATACCAAGGAAAAATCGTGGTGGGAGATCGAGGCTGACGGCAAAATCATCGGGATCATGGAGGAGTCAGGATCTACTCCCGGAGAAATCAAACGCCTTGAAAATCTGCAAGGCATATCGATCAGACCGGCGACCCCCGAGAGCCTTATAAAGTTCGGGGCGAAAACCATCATACCGAAAAGCAAGGTGATGCAGTTTGAGCTTGCCTTCGAGACCAGCGAGTCGAAGAAGAAGAGATATTATTCTTGACATTCCGCGCTTGAAGAGGTAGGATACAGGCTAAGGATAGCGACACTGGCCATTCGTTACATCACGAGTGGTCAGTACTTCATCGACCTCTACAACTTCATCAGGATATGGAGGGGATTATGGCGGCGGAAATAGACTGGGGGCAGAACCAGTGGTTTGTTAAGAACGCTCACGACCTGCTCACGGAGGAGTTTAAGGATTGGTGGATCGATACCGAAGGAGATCCCCCCGACCCGAGGGAGGAGTCGAGGAAGATCTGCGGCGAGTACTGGCGGAAGTGCGGTTATTGTCTGATAGGGTGGCATGCTCACCAGATGGAATCCGGCGACGACTGCGAAGTCCAACCCCTTGACTTTGGGTAATCAATGTCCGAGAAAAGAAAGCCAGACGAGGTGTATCTCAAGAGGGTCGAGCGTGATGATTTTGTCGGAAGGACGGAGTCATACAGTATGAAGATCGAGGGATTCCTTGCGTGGCACTGGGCAATGAACTGGACCCCGTCCAGCAGCTTATTTTGGCCCAAGCCTCCCCTCAAAAACGACGACCGCAGGGAATTCTGGAGATCCATGTACCGGGTAAGGATCGACGGAAAGTGGTTTGGCAAGAATACCAAGTACACGCTCCTGACCAGGGATCAATTCGTTGACCTGGTTGGCAAGGCGAGTCCCGAGTATATGGGCAGTCACACCTGGGAGGGTGACGACGATGGAAAAGATGACTGATTTCACCGGGCGTTCGATTCAGCTTTGTGACGTGTGCCCTGAATGCGAGAAGAGGCCTGATATATACCATATGGGGCCAGATTGGTGGACGATAATATGCTCTGATAGCTGGTGCAGCTCTCGTCCTGCTGTGCTTGGAACAACCAAGAAAGAGGCTATCGAAAAATGGAACAAAAAAATGGAGGCATTGCGCCATGAGTCGGAAAAGAGAGTATCGTCCGAGGAGCCGAAATCAAATCAGTCTGGACTATCTAACGGATTATCGGAGGCCGAGAAAATCATGGTACGTCAAGAAGCCGCCGAAGCCGATCCTGGAAGTAACTCAGGTCGTCGCGCTGACGGCTGGAGGACGTCACGCCTGGTGCAAGGCGATTGACGGGAGGATGGTGAGGAAGGCACTGGGGAGCATACCCAAGCACGTACTCGACAGGCACTCTGGATTCTAAGGGCAAAAAAATAACGGGGTCGGCTGGAATTACCAACCGACCCCGTTATTTTGTGGAGCCTACTTTATAATATAGAAGTTATTCCCGTCCCTGGTCCATCCCTGCTCCTTCATAGCCTCTGCAGGGGGCACGGCGACGAAATAGCCGGAAAGGTTCTGGACCTGGTGTTTTTTCATCCAGTGCAGCCTGGCTGTTCTCCCCAGCTCGGTCTTCGGCTCCAGGATCAGAACGCTCTCTTGGTCATGCAACCTGGCGAGCTGGAATACCGCGTCAGAGGTGGCTTTATAGTACAGCCATTCGTCCCTTAGGGGAAATACTGCGTAGCTGATTTCCCGCCTACCATCCCAACTACCCTCAACCTGCTTGATATTGGCGCAGCGACCGAGGCGAGCCTTCACATACTCCATCTCCTGGCTGGCATTCCCAGAGGTGTTCACGGCGAAGATAAAGCATACGTCATTGAATCCACCCTCGCTGCCATTGTGACGTTCCTTGAACTCCTGTAAACTGTTGCCCATGACGACCTCCGTTAATAGTTGAAGGACCATTGTTCATAATTGTCGTTTTCCGTGGCCAGCTCAACCTGATACCAGTCGAGCCTGTTCGCCCAGAAATCGAACTCTTCCATATCGACGCACTGAGCAAGCTTGACCCGGTGATCCCGGATCTCTTGCTCAAGGTGCGCTACCAGGTCTTGGTGCCACAGGATCTTCTCCGTGGTACTCGGTCGAAATTTCATAAGGCCTCCATCACGTGAAAGACACAGAAGCCGATAATAACAGCCAGTCGCATGAGGCTTTCATCCTCATCCACGTGGACGGTCAGTATCCCGTCGTCGGGATTGATCGCCCCCCAGACACATTTTCCAGGGTTCTCGTCCAGGAGTCTGGCAAACTCTGCAGCCTCGGAGGCCGTTGGTAGTCTATGCGAATGAGATTGCGTCATGACCTTCGGCCTCCTCGACCATGTTACTATGGGAAGTGAATTTGATCCCGTTATCCCTGCCCCAGCGTACTGCGTCCATCCTGACCCTGAAGCCTTCCTTTACCGTCTTGACGATCTTACCAGGCCTCCATCATGTGAAAGACACAGAAGCCGATAATAACAGCCAGTCGCATGAGGCTTTCATCCTCATCCACGTGGACGGTCAGTATCCCGTCGTCGGGATTGATCGCCCCCCAGACACATTTTCCAGGGTTCTCGTCCAGGAGTCTGGCAAACTCTGCAGCCTCGGAGGCCGTTGGTAGTCTATGCGAATGAGATTGCGTCATGACCTTCGGCCTCCTCGACCATGTTACTATGGGAAGTGAATTTGATCCCGTTATCCCTGCCCCAGCGTACTGCGTCCATCCTGACCCTGAAGCCTTCCTTTACCGTCTTGACGATCTTACCAGTCTGGTCATCCCGGAGGAGGACAGACCAGCTCTTGTAACTGGTACGTTCCGCAACGTAATATCTCATAGCCTACCCCCTCGCATTGCACATGCCCATATCGATGAGGTCGGAAGCCAGTCGGCCATACGACCCCTGGAGATGCCAAACCGTTCCTTCGTCTATAAGCTCTTGGAATAACTCAACGATTTCTTCGTCCGTCATCTCGCCATTCTCATAAGCAATAATTTTGTCGATGTAATCCATAATAAATCTCCTGTGTTAAGTATACTTATTTGTTAAAATCTTCGGGTCTTGATTAACCTCGCCTTTCGTCGTCCAGTCTCGCTCTGGGTCATTCTATGTCTCCAATGTACACCTTGGTCCGGACGGTGTCAATAGCTTTTTTTCGTGAATGCGATTTTTTTTGTGCATGGTCCGCAACTATGTATTAAGGTTGTCTTATAAACACAGCACCACCGCCGTACTAAGGCGTCGTTGCAGCAGGATTCGCTACCTGTCCCAGGCCGTGGCCTTAAAAAAGTCACGGCCACTTGCGAGGAAAAATGGCAAAACGAAAAATTAAAATCTGCTGGTCCTGCGTCTGGAACCATGAGCACAGATACCGGCTGACCACGTTCCTGTGCTGTAAGGTAGCCTGCGCCTGCTACTGGCTGAAATACTATTGGAGGAAGGCATGGGATCGATAAAGAGGGACACAATCGACGTCATCAGGGGAGCGGCCAGATCGGTCAAGCGCGAAGAGAACTATGAGCGCCATATGTACAAGGACTCCATGGGGATCTGGACCATAGGCTACGGCTTCAACCTTGAGATAGGCATAAGCGAGGATCTGGCGTCGAGGATCTGCGAGATGATCATTGAGGACCGGGTCAACGACGTCCTGACCGCCTGGCCATGGATGGAGAACCTGACCCCTGCCCGCCGCGAGGTATTTTACGAGATGGCGTACCAGATGGGGGTTGAAGGACTCTCTGAATTCAAGGACACCCTCAAGGCTGCAGAGGCTGGCGACATTCCCGGAGTTGTAGCCGGGATGAAGGATAGCTTGTGGTATCGTAAACAGGCCAAGAATCGAGCTGGCCGACTCATCAAAAAATACGAAAAAGGATGAAACATGACAAAGATCACCAGTATTGTTCTCGGCATCATCTTCGGCTTGCTGGCTATGACGCTGACCGGCTGTATCCAAGGGATTACCGGCAACATCGGCGAAACCAATAAGCATATAGCCACCTCGAACGAGAACATGTTCAAGGGCTTCGCGTCAGCCGTCCAGGCCTGCAAGACGGAATCGTGCGTCACCGCCATCGGTATGGCTTTCGCTGGCGGCATGGGTAGACAGCAGTTCATGCGACCCGACACACTGCTTGACTGGATTCGAGCGCTCAATCAGCCGCTCGACACACTCCTTCGCTATACCGACAGGAGGGGCCAAGAGGGCGGCGGCGGTGCAACAGGTAGCCTAGTATTGAAAGGCAACCAGAACGTTGTCAACGTCGGCAACACCGCAGAGGTGAAGGGCGGCGGAACTCTCGTTCAGGATCTGAGCACAGACTCGAAACCGTTCCATGAGCAGCGCACCTGGAATCAAGATGGCCAGAGCAGCGGGAACGGCACCGTAGACAGGCACGACGTCAATCCCCCTCCTGCAGAAGAGGCACCGGTCGGAGAGGCCCTGTAACATGCACGGCATCGAAACCATTCAACGGATGAACGAGGACCGGCAGAAGATCGCAGACCTGGAGCGTCAGGTCAAGCAGCTCAAGATAAACGAGCATTTCCTCCTTGACGCCGTAGATCAGATCCACGACTGCATATGTCCAGGGAAAGATGGCGACTGGCAGGCGAGGGCCAGGCAGGCAGTCCAGGAGGCCAGGAGCCTGAAGGTCATGCTCAACGACAGGAGAAGACTGGTAGAGTACGATAGAGTTTCCGACTAGAAGAAAAAAGCGGCCCAGTTCATAGTTTGGGAATGAGTGCTAAAAAGGTAGCTTCCGACATATCGGAAATCATCTGGGGCGGCATAGCATGGGGAGCAGTGTGTTATGTCGTCTTCGACCAAATAATCATATTGTTCGTGAGGTACTATGGCGGCTGAAAGCGCGATCATGAGCAGGGCTGAATTGATGGAGGCCCTGGAAAGATCAAAGGCTCAGGTGGATAAGCTCACTTCTATCCTGGCCGACACCATTGGCGAGATGGTATCAATGCCCAAATGTAGCGAATGTCTAAGAAAGAGGAATGACTTCCTCGCAAATGCCCTTGACGAGGGCGTAAGGAGATGAAAAACATGTATCCCGAGTATGCAGACCTTCCGAAGTATCGCTCTCACAAAGTCGTTGCCGCCCTCAAGATCTCCGAGGTTGGTATCAGGTACGAAGACGTTGACGCTGCCGGTCACAGAGCGATGACCGAGGTGGTGATCGTGCCCAGTAACGAGAAATTCGCACCGTTCAACGTGACCCCCGACTGGTGGCACAAACACCTTCCGGCTGCAGGCGGCTACTTCGTCATCTATGAAGACGGATACTCGTCCTATTCACCGGCACCTGCGTTCGAGAACGGCAACACTGCCTGTCCCGACTCTGACCCCGATTGGCGCGAAAAAGCCCTGCGCAAGGCCCTGCTGTCGGTTGCTGCCATCGAAGATACAGTCGAGAGCCTTGAGTTGATGCTCGACACTACGAAGGCTATGGCCACGATGGTTGCCAAGGACATCAGCGAGCCGATTATCAACGCCATAAATACCCTTATCGAAACGAGGCGGGCTTAAGCCATGGCAATAAGGATTGGTCACAAGGGAGTATGCGGGGGCCTCTGCGGCTGGTGGTTGAAAGAGCCTGACTATAGTCCTCAGTGGCCATCCAAGAACTACGCTGGGCCGAGCGGCCTTCCCGTGGAGCCTGGCGAGGATGTTCATTGCGGCAAGTGTGGATGCCGGGTAGGTATTGCCGATATGGTTTGGCAGGGCAAGGTAGTTGTCCCTGACTTCTCAAGAATGCTCAGCCAGAATCGCACGGATGGCCGAGGATTCACCTCATAAGGAGCGAAATTATGTGTAATCACAACAGGGTACAGGTTCTTCGCCGTGATGGTAAGGTCAGCCTGTTCGAGTGCATAGACTGCCTGCTCGTAACTGAGCACCCCGGCAGGACCGAGTGGAGAAGCCGCAAGGTTGAAGACCCCGAGGCGAAAAAGCCCGAAGAGAAGAAGCTTCAGTAAAAAAACTCTTGAATCAGCAAGATAGTGAAACATTACGACAGGGCAGTTGGTATCGCCGAGATGAGAGACTTGTTCAATGGATGCAATCCTTATTCTGATAAATTGTCTTGCGAGGCTGTCGAGGTTCCGCCGATCTGTCCACTGCCGCCAAGGGTGGCTAACGAATTGTTTCTTCGTGTATTTTTCCAGATATGCGACGGTAAATTTCATTGACATTGGGCCGTAAGTATATAGAATATTAGATATGGCCAGAACTTACAGAAAATATCTCACGAGGACACCGCGCCGGGAAATGGTGCGCGAGCCACGGCGAATGAAAATATGGCAGGATCGAGAGTCGAGGAATAGGCGTCCAAGTCGTGGATGTCTGAATCATGGCTCATGCGAATACTGCGAACGCCAGCGGAGATATAATTCAATCAAAAGG